TAATTTTTCCCAGTTCGTAGTAAAATTGTATTAAGAACCCTAGAGAAAGAAGCCCAATGCCCAAGTTAGTAGAACTTACAGAGGATGAATGGTTTAAACAGTTCAAGCCTATCCCAAACCATTTAGATGAGAATGCCTCATTCAATGACGGTGAACATGGCTATATGTTTGAGACATATGGTGACGAGGTAGAGTTTGTTAGGGACCATGCGTTTCTACATCCCAACACTGTATGGACTTACTGTGACGGAGATAACGGTGGTACGTATATCTCTGACGGTATGCATATGGTTAATAGGATTGGTTACTTTGTAACTACCGTGCCCTACGATGACAAACAGTATTATCAGATACAACTAATTGCAGGAAAGGACGACTAATGCATACCCTACATTATTTAGCAGTTGAAGCAAATAACAAGCAAGAGGCTTTTGACAAAGTTGTTGTAAGCCTACAAACAAACGAAGACGGATACCGCATAGGCGATTGGTCAGATTGGCACGTCGTTGGCGGAGGAAGGTGGAGCACTAATGCACAAAAATCTAAAGACTTTATGGACGGTTATAACCATGACAGCACTGATGTTATTGGCTATGCTGAAAATAAAGAAAAGTTCCAAGAAGTAGTTAAGGATATCTTAAGGTTCCGCTCTCAAACCATGAACAGGAACATAGTAGAGATTAAGACTGATAAGTTTATTAGTCAAATGGTCGACTATGCTTCAGAGGGTGGCAGGGGTCCCTGGAACGGAGATACCCTAATGAATGTTTATTCTATCAAACAGGCAGCAGAAATGCTTCTGGGCTCTTGGACATCCGACAGTGGGTTTTACGATCTTCAAGAACATGTCTCAGAATTCGAGTATTTAAATGAGCGACTTGACAAACCTGAACAGTCTGCTCTACAATATCTAGTACCAGTAGATTTTCACTTCTAAGGAGACCCAATGATAAAAACAGATACTTTAATCCTAGCAGGCCAAATAGGAATTGATAGCGGACAGGCAATGGTTGGCGACCCATGTTATTTAGACAATTGGGACACCAACAAAAATGATGAATGGAATATTGAAAACAAGAAAGGTGAATATTCTTATCATGGCGCATGTGCCACCACTATTTCTAATGCTTACGGTCAGTTAGGTAATAGCACGGCAGTAGTATTTAATACAGGATATGGCGATGGTTTATATCCAGTCTATGTTCAGATGAACGAGGACGGCAGAGTTTCTAAAGTCGTAATCGATTTTGAGGGGGACCTATAATGGCTACATGGGATGTTGAAATAATCTTTGAGCCCACAGGTACTTATATGAATTTTGAATATGAGACTGACACTGAAGACGAGAACGATATCTTTAATGAGATAACAAATCAAATATCAATCATACCTGAAAGGACGGATGACTAATGGGAGCACGCTGTACATTCGTATTTAAACAATCAGAGGACCTAGCAGTAGCACTGTACAGTCATTGGGGCGAAGACAGTATGTATACAGATCTGGCTCAGGCCCTAAAGCATGCAGCGGTACGTAAAGGGGATACAGAATACTATACCCGCATGGCTATTAGTTACTTGATGCAAGACTCTATCTTGGATGAGACAGGGTTTGGAATCTATGCATGTAATCCTAATGACTTAGGGTTTGCGGACCATCCAATATTAATCGACCTAACAGATAATACTATTAGTCATGATGGCGTAGACCACAAAGACATTGATAGTTTTATTTCTTATAATTGCTCTACGGATACGCCCGTAGGAGCGCTGCAGGGGTAGGGTCACCACCTGCTAAAAACGAGGGTAGGGCACCGACTAATGGGTGGTTTGTGCTCTACCCCACTTTTTGATATACTGAGGAGTAAGGAGAGTTATGTATCGCATTAGTAGGGCTAATCGAACGACAAATGAGGAGAAGGTTGCTATTGCCATTGGCAAGCACCTCTCTGACTTCTACCTTGATTTAGAAAAGGTTGGATATTATTTGGCTAAGGCAACTCCTTATTTAATTTATCGCAGGGCATTAGAAGTGCTGGAAAGTGCTAAGTTTCAAGAGGACGAGATAGAGCACGCTAAATTACAGTATGATCAAAGAAGACTTCCATGACAACGAATAGTTTGGTATACTTATAAGATGAGCCAAACAGGACCAACTACTAAGTTAAAAATTCTTTCTGAGTTGTGGTTAAACTATCGTGATGAAGAAGCCTTTGAAGAGTTTGTAGACTATAACGATATAGGACTACCACTAGCCTACGCTATTCATACTGACATTGTTGCTCCTTCTCCAAGGTCTGATCTTTATACACAAGAAACCTTTGATATGCTTTTGGCATCTCTAGGGTTTGTAGATGAGGCAGGAGATATTGTAGATAAAGGCTGGGAGGACTTAGAAGATATGTTAAGTAATTCTGAGTCTTATATTAAAGATAACAAATAGGGGGAACAAAATGGAAAGAGCAGAAATATTAATAGATCAAGAGTCTTTTGATAACTGGGTAGTAGCAAATGATGGCAACAAATCAAAGGTTGCTGTTGATCTTATTGGAGATATTTTTGGTCAGGATACTACTGGAGAATCTTTAATTGATGATGAAAGTAAGATGGAACAAATATCTAAAGTTGTGGGTTTTTATTGGGGCATGGCCTAAAGGCCCGGTCCATACTTTCCAAACCATCAAACCTTAAAACCTTATTACGATCCAGACATTACGATCCACTGAAATATTTTCCAGATTCATAGCCAAACCTTCATATGCTATAATTTCAATATGTCAAACCTTAAAACCAAATGTTATTACTGTGATAAAGAAGCCACCTATGTATCTGACAAGGATGGTTTGATTATAGATACTTGTCTTATACACTTTAAGTATAGGTTTCAAGGTTAATCCCCGGATTTTTATATAATTAAATAGTGATATAATATCATTATGAGTCCCCGTCACTTTTCAAGAGCAATGTTCCGCCGTCAGTCTGAAAGAGAAAGAGAGATGGAAGCGGCAATAGAGCACGCAATTTCATTTGCTTTCTCCCCAGTACGTCATCCCGTCAAGGTCCTTCGTAACATCAAGCGCCTTTTCAAGCGGGGACAAAGACAATCAGAGTCATAATACTCTCTATATAAAACCTCAATACTTTCAAACCTTTTTACCTTTTTTTATTACGAAACCTTAATCTTTTTTCCAGATTCTATATGGTTTTATAACTTTTTCTTTATTTTTTTATGAGCCTTTTGGTGCTTGACAAACCTTTATATCTATGGTATAAGGCGTATGCAGGGCATATGGTTTGAAGGTTTGAAGGTTTGGGATAGGAAGGTTTTTCCGCCAGACATTACGAAGCCCCATATAAAAGCGCTCCATTCCCCACCACTTTCCTCCACTTTACTCTACAGTTAGATCTTGCTATCATCAGTAACATTTATTTGTGCTAAAAACCTCTTTCTCCTTGCTTCCCAAGTGTCAATATCTGCAGGAAAATCAAAGTCTTCAGTCCAATCATCTATCTCTACGGAGTGAAATTTTTGTTTATCTTGGGTTAATTGGTCATACAAACGCCAACCACCAGCACTGTAATTCTCTTTGGATTCTATGATTTTTAATATCGTAGACTCTAAGATAGGAATAGAAAAACCTTCAAACCCTATACCCCATATCTCCTTCCATAACTTCTTTGTAAGGTGAGAAGGTTTGCTACGTAGATAAAATGATAGGCCATAAGGATCATTCATAATTCGTTCAACTGCTTCATCGGTAAAGTACACATCTGCAAAAACCAGAATATTCTTACCCTCTGTCCAGATATCCCTACTTGAGTAGAACTTGGCTATATCTCTCCATGCTTTATTTTCAGGGGGGATATAAGTCTGGGCAAAGCCTTGTTCCTCATTAGCGACGATTATGACCTTATCTGCATACTTAGAAAATTGCCGATATGTCCGTTCAACCAGGACTTCACCTTCAATTACGACTCTATGCTTTGGAACGCCTCTATAGTTGTCCCACCTCGTGCCACTACCTGCTGCGAGGATAAAAACCGTTTTGATCTTTTCCTTCTATTACGATCATTATTTTATCTTTAGTTTGTCTATGTTTGAGTATGTATTCTAATAAGTAAGATATCTTTCCTCTGACGACAGTCTCATTATCCATGGTTAAATTGATACAAAGGGTTGCTTGTCTATCCCCCCAGATTTCTATAATTTCAGGAAATACCTCTTCAATTTCTGGTAAAAATTCTTTTGGAGATATGGCATTTCTAAGCATAAATACATGAGCCATGGGGTTATCCTTTAAACTTAATAATTGACCCTTTCTAAAAATTTTATCTTTTGCAAAAAAAGAATGAAAGGAAAAATTATGTCCCATAGCGGCAACTGTTACGGCTGCTATGACTGCACTTGGACCAGGAGTGGCAGACACCTTTATCCCGTGTTCACCGCATCTTTTTATTAGCCTTGCTCCTGGATCTGCAATCCCTGGCATCCCGTCATCACAAATTAAATAAACATCTTCTCCCATTTTTAAATATTTCAGCACCTGAGCCGTTATTTCTTTTTCTGCTGGATCTTGAGCCATATTTTTGTTTTGAGTAATAAGATACAGAATGTTACAATCACTTTTATCTATTTTAAAAGTGTGCAAAAATTGCTCAAATTGTTCAGTATTCTCAACTACAAGGTGTTTGGCATCTTTAATCATTTGAAGGTTTCTGGGTGGCATGTCTGCGTAATTACCCACTGGAAGACCTACCACATATAACATCAAACCAGTATATCAGTTCTTATTGTTTATTTCTTCTAGTATTTTTTCTGCTATCTCTAAAGACCTTGAGTCTTTGTGTTTATACCTTAGATGTGGGGCTATTATTGCTGCTATTTGTTTTAAAAGATTATCACTCATACCCTCATATTATATCATTATAGGGTTGACAAACCTTTTAGCCTTATGTATAATTAATAGTGCAATACCCCACAAGACGAACAAATAGAGCCTGACAACGTCTATAAAGGAAAAGATCAGGATAGGACCTGGATAAGTCTTAAAACTGTCCTTAAAATTGAAAGGTTATATGGCTAAAAAGAAAAGCAGTTTACTGTCTTCTGGTAAAACTGGTACCTCAACTGGGGCTATGGAGTACACAAAAGGCTATATGAAAAGAAAGCGCAAACAAATGAGAGATGAAGAAAAAGTCTGGCAATCACTTAATGGTCCAATTACTGTTAGGAAAATAGATAATGCATGAACTAATGGATACAAACCTTACTTGGGATGATGGTGATATATGGAAGGGTTGGACTTATAGCCCCGAAAAAAATCGCTATTACTTTGATGATATTGGGAATGAGTCTTTGTGTGCCCTTTGGGATAGTGAATTCCTAATGCAGGCATATTAGAATATTAACCGATAGTGCACCGCTAGGTGCATAGATTAGTTTACTCTTTCTATTTTTCGCCGAAATTTAAAACTATTATGATAAACTTAAAGTATGGATAGAACGCCCAAAATCATAGATAATTTAATAAAAGAAGACGAATTCCTAAAACTACAAACTTATTTTAAGGCAAACTACAAAAACTATCACTGGCAAAATAGAGAAGGTAGATATATTAATGACTCAATGAATCTGCCAATTTTAAAAGATTTTTTATATTCAAGTTTAGACATTGTTAGAAAAACTTTAGGCAATGACAAAATTTTGCCGACCATAGGATTTTTTGCACATTATGAGACTAACGCAATAGTCACCAAACACAAAGATTCTTATGGAGGAACTCATACCCTAGATATACCTTTATATCAGACTGAGCCATGGGATATATATGTTGAAGATACTCCTTACACTTTAAAAGAAAATCAAGCATTATTTTTTTGGGGAGAAGAGCAAAGTCACTCAAGAAAAAGATTAGAAAAACCAAACGCTCATGTTGCTGTTCTTTTTTGTCATTACGCAGAGCCTGGTCATTTGAGACATAGGTAAAAAATTTTAAAAATTAAAGTTTGTTTTTAATAGTTTTATTAATGATATTTATTACTTTACGTGATGAGATAGACTTGGAACTAAAGGCCTCGGTATATCCATGTTGTGGCATATCTTCTTTCTTTAAGTGAGTCTCTGGGAATCTATTACGAAAAACCTTTAAAACCTCCTGTTCTACAAGCCTAGCACTATCCCTATTTTCAAAATACCAATAACGAATAATCATCCAGCCCTTTACTCTGTGTTGAGAATATCTACGATTAGATAGATTGGATATCCCAACCTTAAAGGCTTTAAGAGATGGAGAGTATATTAGGTATAGTAAGGCTCTTTCCATTTATATAGTATATCTTGACTTATCCCCGTTTTTTTGGTATACTGATACAAAGGAGAAAAAAATGACAGCATTATTGGTATTGTTTAGTTTTTTTATTGGTTTTATTTCTTGCTATTTTTATATGACAAAAGGCATAGATCAAGACGGAGTTTGGGTATCAAATAAACCATCTGAAGATGAATAAGGGGTATAAATGAAAAAAAGTAACGATAAAGTTTCTAAATCTAAAGTTAAAAGATCAAATAAAAACAAGAAAAGATTGTCAAATAAGGTTCAATTATCTAAATTTCAAAGACAACAAAAAAGTATTTATGAAAAAATAAGAGGGATGACCTATGCAAATATTTTACAAAATAAAAAAGATAACGAAAAAGAATAATGAGTGGACAATTAATTTTTGTCGGTGTTGATTTAGGAAATGTTAACGATATTACTGTTAGGGCTTTAGATATAATTAAAGAAACAGATGTCTTTATTGTAGAAGATAAAGGATTCTTTAAAAATAAATTAAAACAATTAAACATTATAGATAATAAAAAAATTTATCAATGGCCCAATCCGACTGTAGATCTTCGAACCGAAATTATGAAAAAGCACAGTTGGCAAGGTATATCAGATGACGAAGTAATTAAAATAATAAAAGAAACTATTGATAGTAACAAAAATGTTGTATATTGTTCTGCCGAAGGAATGCCTGGAACCACAGACCCAGGGACAATGTTAGTTTCTTTGGCATTAAAAAATAAAATTCCTTATACTGTTTGCCCAGGACCATCAATTTCTTCTTTAATTCTTAGCCATTCTGCCTTTGCATCTAGTGAATTTATATATAAAGAACTAATTCCAGCAAGCAAAAAAGATCAAGATATTTTTTTGTTAGATTTACTTGATCATGGAATGCCTTGTCTTTTTCCTTACATTAAAACAGATCACCAAGACTCAAAAACTTTTATATTAGAATTTTTAGACAAAGTTATTGATATTTTTCCAAATAGCACTTTTATTACAATAGTAATTAATGCCACAACAATTAACGAATTGATTATAAATGACTTTATAACAAATGCAAAAAATCAATTATTAGATTATGATTTTGACGTGCCATTTAAAATGTCTTTTCTTATTATACCTACATCATCTGATAGGCTACCAGAAGAAAATCATAAAAAAATAACAAAAATTCTTTTTGAGGAGATTGGCAAAATTAAAGTTCATACAATAGACATGAACAACGCTATTTTAGAAATTGAGTACGATAAGATAGCAAATAGAATTATAAGTGAAATTAAAGGTTTAAGTTAATTTTTTTAAATAAATGTCTGAGGTAAGGTTGTCATTTAAGGCAAAAGCGTAAACGTACCAATCAGAATTTTTATAAAGAAAATCATTAATTGCATGAACTGTCCCTTGTTTTTTTCCTGTATTTGTATCATTCTCATAAATATTGTAATCATTAAAGCCTAAAATTCCATCTATACTTAACCTAGATTTTGATATTTCTATTTGATGTTGTATTGAGGTATACGAAGTATCATAATCCATATATAAAAAATCAAAAGTATCTTTATTGTTTAAAGCAAAATCTTCATATTTTCCTTGAAAAAGTTTTACTGTTGTTATATTAGAAAATCTTTGTTTTACAAAATTAAAATGCTGCTCTGGCCCATGCCACCTGCTTTCATGATATTCGGCAGCATTCCAATCAAGAGACTCGTATGGGTCAATTAAGATAGATTTAGACGGAGAGCAAACCTCTATTACCTTGGCAGAAAAATCTCCAGCCAAAACTCCAGCCTCTAAAAATGTTAGCCCTTTCGGCAACGTTTTTATAAACTCATCACGACTACTATACAGTTTTGCATATTTTAGACTATCTTGTGGAATTAAAAAATTTGCCATAAAATTATTATAACATATGGTCATGATACAATATGTATATGAACAAAAATGGTCAAATTACGCCAGTCAATGTGCCAACAAAAAAAATAGATAACATTAGTAAAATAATTGGTACTGGCCCAGACACAATAAAAATAATTAAAAATTTTATTCCGCAATCTGATATCGATGAATTTGTAAATTTTGGAAAAATAATGTCAAAAGTTGAAAAAAATAAAACACACCATTTTATTGTTAATGCAACTGATCCCGTATTGCAAGAAAAATTTAAAAAATATGAAAATATGCTAAGGAATAAAGCAGAAGAACTATATGGATTAAAGTTGAATAAAGATAGACCCTTAGATTTATTTATTCATCCAGAAGGATCTTACCTTGAGCCACATACAGATATCATTGATTATCATCAAGAAGAAGTTTATGATCAGCCCAATTTATTCGCCGAGCAAGAAAAAGTTTGGCCATTTTTGTGGAGTGGGCATCTGTCTATTCTTTGTTATTTAAACAAAGATTACGATGGGGGAGTTTTGTATTTTCCAGATCAAGGAGTCGAAATTGTTCCTGAGCCAGGAATGTTTGTATGTTTCCCTGGAAATTTACATTTTCTTCATGGAGTAACACAAACTACTGGGGCAACAAGGTTTACCCTTTCGTTATGGACTAGATTTAGTGATTTTAAAAATGAAATTATAGAATCAGAGTCTATGAATTTGCAAAAACCAAAAATGAGTGAATATTTTAAAGTAGAAAATATTGCTACAGCAGATCCTAAAAAAATATTTACTGACTCAATTAGAGGTGAGACTAAAATAAAAGATAAAGCAACTATTTTTTTGGGAACCAATAAGGATACAATTAAAATTGTAAAAAATTTTATGCCTAAAGATGATCTTGCCGTCATAAATGAATTATGTAATTTTTTTTATAGAGAAGATCTAATTAATGAAAAAAATATCCCTATCGCTAAAAATTTAATATTAAAATATAAAGAAAAAATTAAAAATATTTCAGAAGATTTATTTAAATTAAAATTAGAACACGATGATGATGCAAACAGGTATAACATTAAAAGTGATTATTTAAATGGTAGATTGCCTTACTTTGCAACTAATATTCATAGCGATATATTGACTGATTTTGACAATAATATTAAATATGACTGGAGTGGGCACATATCAAATTTGCTATATTTAAATGATGATTACGATGGCGGAGAATTATATTTTCCTGAGCATGATTTTAAAATTAAACCAGAGCCAGGAATGTTGGTGTCTTTTCCAGGAAATTGGTACAACAGGCATGGGATAATGCCAGCAAGCGATTTCAGATATGCAATTAATGTATTTTTAAAAATTTCTGGATATCCAGATCAACCAGAATATATATGAGACCAATCTTTAAAAGTTTGTTTTGTTTTTTTTGCTTGCTCAATTTCATTTAAAGGATTTGTTGTAGACGAATGTCTCCAATGATTTTCGCCAATACAATTAAAACAAATCATTTCTACAAACTCATCATCACCAAATAACACCTTTTCTCTCCAGTGCGCTTCTTCCTCTCCCTCAAAGCAAACTGCATCATTATCTAATAACTCTATTCTTTCTCCCTTAATAAACAAATCCCATTTTTTATTAGTTTTAACTTGATAATCAAATACTACTTCGCAAGCATAGTCATCTTTATGTGGCAATAGTTTTGGGGTTCCATATTCTTTTTTAAACCTCATAAAACCAATATCTTTTACTATTAATTTTTTATTATATGTGCTGTTAACGTAGGCTTCAACTTTATCAATAATATCTCTATTTAAACTATCTAAACCAATTAATTTTCTTCCTGTCTGCCTATATATTTGTCCAGCCCCTGAATCTTCTGTTTCTTTTATATTATTTAATATAATATTTATTTCTTCTTCATTAAAAAAATTATTAATTATCTTATACATATTTTTATTATATCATTAAATAAAAAAGGCCACACATTTCTGCATGGCCAATTTTAAATTAAACCTATTTCTTTTTCTTTGCAGCAGCCTTCTTTACAGGGGCCTTAGCAGCCTTTAAAGCCTTGTCTACGGACTCAACAGTTGGTAGTAGACCAAATGCCTGATCTCCAGGATTTATTGCACGTAATAGAACGGGCGCAATGGCAGCCACTAGAGCAGCCCATAGATCCTTTGGATCTGTGATACCAGACATGTATAAGGCAATTCCTGCACCTAATACTGATCGACCATAGGATGCTCCCATAGCCTTTAATTGTTTAGTGTCAATGTTTGACATGTTTCTCCTTTTTATATATTTTTATTCCCCCGTTTAAAGGGTACCTCTATTATAGCACTATCAACCCTAAACCTTTACTTTATATCCTTTTGGACATTTAGGATTAATTCCATATATTTTCTTTATTTCTTTTCCTTTATAACATTTTATTGTTACTTTAATAATTGATTTTTTGGTTAATGGAGAGTTGGTTGGTGTTGGTATAATTACCACATTTTGCTTGGCAACATAATCTTCTGCTTCTTTAATTAAAGATAAATAATCGTATGCTGCTACTGACCCCATATTCATTTCATTTGTCTTCCATCCGTTACCACTGCAATTTGGAATTCCACCAAAACCCCAAGACAATGGCCCTAAATAGATAAAGGTTTCTCCATCTTTTATATAAAATGGCGACCCTGAATCACCAGAACAGGTGCTTGGCCCTCCAGGAACTTGAAGTACGTGAATTTTCATTCCATAGTGACCAACCCCACTATAATTATAAACTTCGGATACTACAGCGTTAACTCTTTCATTTGAAATTAATGGAAATTGTGCATATTTTGGCTTTGTAAGATCGTTTTGTTTATGTTCTTTGCTTTGCATACCATAGCCAATTGTTGTGACCATGGCTTTGTTTTTTATATAATTGTCCACCTGTTCTTTTGTAGCAATATATGCTTTTCCAGGAACTGAAATTTTATTTTTTAAAACCAAAACAGCAAAATCATCGGTATCTGAATAATCTTTTTCTGTTTTAATTTTCCAATTTGAAAAAGTCTTTTCTATAGAAAATAATTCGTACTCATTGCTGTTTGGCACGTAAGGCATACCTGGTTTTCCTATATACTGCTGTTTCCATAAATTTTGTGTGTATCGGTCAAATATACAATGCCCTGCAGTTAAAACAATTTTTTCAGAATATAAAAATCCAGTACAATTTTTGCCACTACCTTGAATTATAAGAGGGACTGTTCTCCCATCATTTAGCGCATCAGGAGCATTCTCCATAGAATGTGCTGGAGAAGCAATAGAAATTAATAAAACAGTTAGGATTGTTTTTATTTTTGTCATATATAAAGTATAGTGTCAAATCAATGATTTGTCAATATTAATATATAAAAGTTCGTGGCTTATTTATTTGTTTTTTAATTTTTCTTATTTGTATTTTAAGTTTTATATATCTCTTTATTTTATTTATCATATTATTTTCCTAATTGCTGATATTTTTTATAGAATTCATCAGCCCAAAAATGATGAAGAATCCTTCCAGCATGATGATCTCTTTTGCTATAATCATCTTTTTTAATTTCATGATCTTTATAATATGTCTTGGCATAATCTTCAATCTTATTGTTTTGAATATTAACAAAATTGTCAAAGCCTTCTAGCCTAGATATGCTTTCTTTATCTATAGAATCCCACGAAGAAAATATTAAATTGATATTTTTTTGTACACACAATTCGCTAAAAATTTTCCAAGAAATCAAAAAATAAACAAAATCTTCTAGATGTTCTTTAGGCTCTGTTGCAAAGTCGGGATCGTTTGCTTTGTCAGGATTTTTCATCATGTAGACTTTTGGGTATTTTTGCCAATATGCCCACGGATGTCCATGACTAGAATAAAGAAATTTTCTTTGATGATTTGGCAACATAATAAAATAGGTATCAGGGTATCCATACTTTTTAAAATAAACTAAAGCATTTGTTATAATTCTTGACCAGCCCCAGCCAGATCTTGACAAATTAAAAAATCCAGAACATTTTTCTTCTTTAGACAAAAGATCATACAAGACTTTAGACCAAGCGTCTTCTATGTTTCCGCCAACACCCTCTGTTTCTGAGCATCCAGAAAAAAGAATATGCTTTCCATTATGAACATTAGTAAAGTCATCAGATCTAAACTTCTGTTTGTTATAATTATAAATAACCAAACCATCATCAATAGTTTCTTTTTCTGGTTCAATTATGCTAAATGTTTTTTGTTCGGTATTTCTCATCCATGTTGTATCAAATTCATTCTTAAATAAATCCATAAAAATATTATTTGGGTCAGTAAATATGTAGTCTTCTGTAACAGGAGAAGACGAAACATGTTTTGGAATATAGTTATAGTTATTTGTCATTAGCAGTCCTTTTTTATATATATATCATAAAATCCTAGAGCATGTAATGCTATTGCATCAACGCTCCAATTACTATTATAGCGTAAAAACTCATTTACTACCTGAAATGTTGCGTATGGCTTGTCTTCAATTATTCCATCATAAATTAAATAATCATTTAGGCCAATAATTCCTCCATCTTTAACTAATAAGGAGGCTGCTTGAAGGGTGGGCCTTATGTCTTTTCTATCGTTAGTTATATCTAAATATATATAGTCATATTTATTTAAAATATTTTTTAATATTTTTTTACTATCCCCTTTAAACGTTTTTACGTTGTTGTATGTACTGAATTTATCAACTATATAGGCTTCATGCGTTTCTGGAGTATATAATAGTTCATGTTTTTGCCCCGAACATTTACACTCTCCAAATTTTCTCCAAGACCAACACTTTAAATCTTGATCAAAATAATCTACCAGGTGTATGCATTCTGGGGCTTTTTGTTTAGCAACCAATTCGGAATAATATCCCCAGGCTACCCCTACCTCCATATAGTTTAAACCAAAAGGAAGGGTCTTGATGTATTCTTCTCTAGACGAATATATTTTTGCAAGATTAAGTTTGTCTTGATCAATTAAATAAGCACAGTCTATTTGATCATCTAACAAAACAAAGTCATCAGAAGATGCAGGAGGCACTGGCATTCTTGACATCTTATAACTCTCCTCCGTCAATTTCAGTAGGTGCTGTTGCCAAAGATCCGCAATCAGCACACTTCATATCTAAGAAATATAAGGCAATTGCACCATCTTCAAACATTGCCTTAATATTCCAAACCTTAGAGCCACATACGCATACATGTGTAGGTGTGCCCCGTAAATCTATCATTGTTATTTTACTGCCTTTCGTGTTAACAAAACAATTGCCCCATTTTCTTCTAATGCTTTTTTAACTTTTATCATATATTGTACTGCTTCTATTTTGTCATCATGCCCTAATTTTACAAAAGCCACCTCGTCTGCTCGAACAACTAAAAAATGTTCATTATCTACAAGATCAACACTAAAATTTTTAGGGGCCCTGATAGACCTAAAGGCTCTACGCATACTGTCTGTATACATTATAATTCTTTATCCATTGTTAATGCTTTCCAATGAGTTGACCACTTTTCTTTTGTTTTATGAGAATTAAACTCTTTTGACGGCTCCCCTTCTTCTAAATATATCCCTCCCCAAAGGCCATATTCTTTACCAGATACTCCGACTGCAAAGCATTTTTTTAATACTGGACAATTTAAACAAAATTGATCTATCCCATTTTTATAATCTATACTGCCTTCTTCGTATTGCTCAAAAAAAACACTAGTTGGTTGCCCTAAACATAAAGCAGAATCTTTCCATTTATGATCCTTCATTATACTTCCTAACATCAATACCAACTGGGTCTATTTTGTCAAAATCTGGCAGACCTTCCCAAAGTTGAACAGAATCTAAGTATGAATATTTCTTAGACTCTTTAGGCGCCTCATTAACATCAAAAGCATACCAAGATGGCATGGTGTACCTGGTTCCACTTTCTACTCTTTGAACTGTATGCTTGTATGCATTGTTTCCTGGAAACATAATCATATCTCCTGGCTTTGGCTTTAAAACTAAATCATAGTCTGGAAAAGTAATTTCTCCCCCAGTGTATTTGTCATTTGGATACATCAAAACTGCTACATTATAAGTATAAAAATCTGCAGCATATGCTGGAGTCCCATCTGGTTTTTCACAATCAGAGTGCAATTTAGAATTCATCCCAGGGATCCATTTAACAAAATGCGTAGAGTTAACTGGCTTTCTAATAATAGGAATTTTATATTTTTCAGTAAAAAGTTCATTTACTTTTTCATATATTTTTTTCTCATATTTATCAAGAATTTTTGCAACTTTTGGATTTTCTTTTTCAACTTGATCTTCTCTTAAATCTTTTCCGCCCATAAATTCATCATTATTTTCGTACAAATCAAGATAATCATTAATGGCTAGCAAATCTTCATGGCTAATAAAATTATTAATTATAACAATGTTGTCTTTATTTTTTCCTAAAACATCAAAATAGTTTTGATACGGTTGATAATTTGTCATTTTTTTACTCCCAAATTGTTTGGTAAGTACCAGCCTTTTTCCGTTATTGGATAGCGCCTATCAATGCCCCAACGGTTATTAAGAAATGATCCAGACTTATGACTAAATCCATTAATTGTAATTTCTCTTGAAATTATATCCCAGCCAAACCATCTTAAATCTTTATTAGATTTAACAATTTGCTCGGCTTCTTCTAGTTTTTTAATTAACATATATCTCCTTTAGTACTGGAATGTTCCCAGTTCTACTCCTTGGTCTTTGGCCTTTTTTGCCAATACCGATATTGGTTGTTTTGTGTTGCTAAAAAATGCAAAATAATTCATTTGTGATAAATATGTACTAACCCAAGAATCTGTTGTTTGATGCATTTGAATCTTTTTGCCTCTTCCTTTCATTCCCCTTTCAGAAAGATTACAAAACTCCATAGCAAATTCTTGTATTTTACTATTTCTAGATCCTACAACGTAAAGGGCTAACTCTTTGTCTTCTGGTTTCATGTTAGATAAAACAACGCCCATGGCACGCAAAAAAACCGAGTACTCTTTAAACTCGTTAGTTCCCTGTATCACTACCATCATTGTCTTCTACACTCCTTAAATCATCAACAATTTTCATCAGTTTATCAATTTCTTCTGTATCCATATTGCTTGTATCAACTGGTTTTGCTAGTGATTGATTTATTTCTCCACTATCAGTTATTGTTGTTTCGTAAAACGCATTGTCTTGAATCCAATATGCTTTATCGTTAATAACAACAACTTTGATACGTTCTGGATTATACTTTTGATTAGACTGTTTTGCTTGTGGTGACCTCTCCCTATTCATAATTATGTTTTTAATTATGTCTTCATTGGTTGGTAAAATTAATCTAACAGCATTATGCAAAGTGCTTTGCCTGTGCCGAATCCCGCCAAAAGTTTTTTCTTTTGTCAAGACTTTATTAATCTTAACTCCTATATATATTATAAAGGAAAAGACGATAGATGTCAAGCCTATAGCCACAAAGTATTCCATAATAGCCTCAGTATATCATTTAGTCAGAAAAGGATATAGATATTGCATTTCTTGGGCACAGAGACTCTACGCTATGTTTTAAATTTTTTGGAATAAAAATAAGATCGCCCGAATTTAACGTATAACTCTCTTGTTCTAAATTATTATTATCATACACCTTCCAAAGGGTTGAGCCTGCAAATTGAGTAAAAAATCCATCAACCGCATCAGAATGAATTGTAGGCTCAAATGCTTCCTTTGGGGGCAGGGGGTTTGGCATAGGGTGTGGGTTTGTGTTAATAAAATCTTCTTTAAAAATTTTGGCTATTTCATCTTTAATGGTATTATCATGTTTAGTTATAAAATGAATAATTGAAAAAACTGCTATTTTTTTTCCAGGGTGAATCAAAGAAAGTTTATCTATAAAATTATCAAAAATATCTGAATATTGTTCTGATTTATCAATAGTACAGGTGCCAAAAGAATTAAAATGAACGCTATTTTTTTTATTTGCTAACTTAAAAATATCAAAAACATCTGACCAACTAGGAACTTGTTCCCAAAAATTTGGACATAATAAAACTTTGTTATTTTTTTTAGCAAAGATTATAGATTCTTTGGTAATTTGAGACATATTATTTGATTTTTCTACCAAGTGTTTTTATTAAAGTTTTTTTAGTTGATTCGAGGTTTTTTTGCTTTGCCATCTTTGCCCATTTCTCCTAATACTGCCTTGATTGTTCCATCTTTACGAAGTCTAACAATTTTTCCATCTTTGATTTGAACAGGATTAAAACCATCGTGTCTTTTATATCTACCAGAAGACATAGACTACTCTCCTAATGTATATCTAGTAGTTTTAGATTTTGTATAGTCTTTTCCAAATTCACTAAAAAGTGCTTTTGCAGCAGGAACACAATTAGGAACTGGCTTTCCATTTTTTCCTGGCTTCATGCCACGCTGCACATATCCTTTCCAACATGGTGCTTTTTTTTCAATATCTTCTTCTGGGCAACAGCCATCAAATTTGTTCATAATATCAGTATATCACTAATTTAGAACTGATACGCTGTCTAAAGACTTAATCTTTAATAGGGTAATTATTTTTCCATTTTTCTGCGATGCTTGTACGAATTTTTTTTAATTCTTCTGGCCCAATTGGGTCTATTTCTGTGAAATTGCTCCAATGATCTTTGTCAACGGCATTAAAATTAAGCATCGATACATACTCATGTGATTTAAAATGCACTGGATTTCTCCAATGAACATCTTTTTCTCCTTCAAAAACAACAGCATCATTATCATTTAAACTTATAGACTCTCCTTCAACAACAAGATCCCAGTTTTTATTTGACTCAATTTGATAGTCAAATACAATTTGACATTTTTGGTCATCTATATGTGGCTTTAAATTTGGAATGCCATACTGTAATTTATATCTTTGAAATCCAATATCTTTAATTTCATAATCTTTACCATAAACACTTTTAATAATTTCTTGCACTTTGGCAACTATTTCTGGTTTTATTGAATTCGGGGGCATGGTTATAGAAATTCTTCCCGTATCTGGACGAAAAGTATAAAGTTTTAAAGTTTCCCTTTTTTCAAACACATCCTTTAGATAATCAATTTCTGTTTTTGAAAAAACATTTTCAATAATTTTATACATAATTACTTCTTTTTAAAATAGCCACATCAAGATTATATCATCTTTTGTTTTCTTTTAAAGCATCTCTTATTCTAACAAAAAGTTCTGCTTTTTCTAGCGATAATTCTGATATGGCCTTAACATCGAAAGCCTTAGAGGTAAGAGAGATCATTGGATTTGAACTGCTAAAGTCACTAACATCTAAAAACCCTCTTTCCCAAAAATACATTGTGTCTGCATAAATCATGTTTAAATGTTCATCATAAAGGGCTTTGTTTATGTCTTTCATTTTGTCTGTAATTTTATATAAAAACTCTCCGCTTTCTGAATCTATCCCCTCAAGTTCAAGCGCTCCAGCCTCTATCATTTCTTGCACAATTGCATCATTGTCTTTGTTCATTATCTTTTTATTGCTTCTTCTAAATCCTGCTTTGTCTCAAGAACATACCTTTTATCTAAAATTTCTTTTGCAAATTTCATCATTTTGTCATAACCAACAGCATTATCCATAATTTTATTATAATGATGAGAACAAAACATTAGGTCTCCAATTTCTCCTTTTACTAAAACTAGCGCTCTTGCCCCACACTGATCACACCTGTGGGTAGAGTTAAGTTCTGTTTTGGAGTTTGTGTCAACTATGGCGGAATTCATATACTAATTATACTATAGTATTAGATATATGTCAACATAAGCATTTCTTCTTCTACAGAGTAGTGCATCCTGTATCTTTCATCAATAAATATGTCTGTTTGTTCTATAAAGTCAATATTATTAGATAAAAATCGGTAATATCTTTTTCTGTAGTGAAAATTACAAAAAATTCTTTCAACATTTTTTATACTAAATAACACATATCCAGATAAGTTACATCCTTCATTTGAGCATTTTTTATTTAATAATTGTGGCTCAGTCCCAGGATCTTTGGCAAATGTCTCTGCTATATCCTCTAATTTATTAATTAAATATTCACAAATTTTTGGCCAATCATCAGGGGTTCTTTCCATAACTATATCTTTTTCATATGCAAAATGAAAATCGCATAAAAATCTTTTTCCATGTATGCCTTCCATATAAAAATATGCTGGACACACGCATCCAGTATTTTCTGTCAGTTTAGGGATATTAAGTTCACGAGTTTTTACGGGCAATATTACCATTGGATCAAATGCCTGACATAATTGGTTTTTAGGTATATTGACAATCATTTTCGATTATCCGTTTTATAAAAACCACCTCCATTAAATGTAACACCAATACTAGAATATACACGAACAACAGGCCTGTTACATTTATCACATTTGTATCCTGGATCTGTCTCAGTCATTGCCCTAACTTTTACATATCTTTCTCCACAAGGCATGCAATCATATTCATAAGCAGGCATTAGACTTCTCCTGTTGACATTCTTGGTTCCTTTAAACTGTGATACCACTGTGGTACTGCATATCTAAAACCTTTCTCAATAGGTTTTACTGTATGGGTAAAAACAAAATTTGATGGAAAAAATATAACGCTTCCAGCCTCTGGTTTAATTTCAACATCTATTTGTGGAAAATAAATTTCTCCACCAACATAATCATCATTTAGGTAAGCCACTGTAGACAAAACTCTACTACTAACCCCTTGGTCCTGATGTTCTGGCAAGTATCCAGTAGTTCCATACTTTAAAACACTTAACAGACCTTCTGTTGACTTAATATTTTGAGATGCATGAGGGTACAACTCTTTTGAATAATGATTGTATGCTTTTTCAATACCACCAAAAATTTTATCATAAACAAAAGATATATGAGAATAAAGGGGATCTAGTTTAGACACATTTTTAGGCTCAGTTATAAAGTGCCTTATGCAAAATTTTTCTATTTCGGGATTAGCCCCATTCCACTCGTGCCATGGCTGAGCAGCGCTTGAAACACCTTTTTCAAGTTGACTTTGCATATACTCAATAGAACTAATTACTTCTTCAGTATTTTCTATAGCATTTTTATAATATACCATTCCAGCAGCCTTAATTTCATATTGCATTATATGTGCTCTCCCAACGGCTCATTTTTTCTCTAAAATTTTTCTTATATTCTTTAAAGTCTGGACGCACATCTGTTTTATAAGACCAATGATCGTCATCTATAAATTGAAACCAGATTAAATCTAAAAACTCGTTGTCAGAAAACTCTTTTTTAGGGCGCCAATGCAAAACATTTTCTCCCTCAAATGTAAGAATTGAATTATTTTTTAGCCAATACTCATTGCCCTCAATAACTATTGACCAATCGACATTGCCATCTAGTTGATAGTCTATTGTAAATTGTGACGGCACTTCGTCTATATGGGGGGTTAATTTAGGATCGCCAAACTCTTTGCCATATTGACCAAATGCTGCTGCATATAATTTTAAATTTTTACCATAAAGTTCTGATGCTTTGTTTGTGAGAATTGTAACAACTTCTTTTGGCAATAAGGATATATTTGGTATTGAACGAATAATTCTTCCCTTGTTTCTATCTATTCGGCCATCAATACTATTTTTTAATTGCTTTAGGTTGTTGATCGTATCGATATCAAAAATATTGCTAAATACTTGGCTATTCAAATTAACACCACCTCTTTATAAGTATACCAAAGAAATCATCCTATATCAAATATGAGCAGTTTATTCACATGCTCAGGTGTATTCCAGTTATTTAAAGGTCGCTGTCTCCCCCGACCACCCTGCGACTCCCCGATGAAAGGGTGCAGAATCATATTATATTATATTATTTTACTTTGATTATTTTAGGTTTTTTTTCTTCTGGAACAATACGATCAATTTGTATTTTTAACATACCGTCCTTTAGATCAGCACTAGTAATTTCCATGTACTCTCCAAGTGCAAAGGATCTTGAAAATTGACGAGTTGCAATTCCATTATGAACTACTTCTGGATATTTCTTTCTTCCATCACTCTGATCTTTTAATTCACCTTTAATAAATAAAGTTCTGTCATCTAAAGTGACTTCTATATCATCTTTAGAAAATCCAGCCACAGCAATAGAAACTAGATAAGAATCTTCATCTAGTTTGACTATGTTGTAAGGTGGATATGACTGCGAGTTTGTTCTGTATGCACTGTTTAGGCGACTCAACTCTTTGTTGAAACCAATAAAAAATGGATCCTTAAAAAGATCCATAGCGAATGTACTTACCATTTTATTCCTCCTTCAAGCGAATAAGTTAATGTCCCCCTCATTTGAGCAGGAACATATATATTATATCATATTTGTCTTAAAGGTCAAAGTTTTATACTTAAACTTTAGATATTTTTCTTGCTTTGGCAAGTGCTTCAAAATCTTTAATTTTTGTTTCGCCCAGATATCCCCAGGCATGGCCTACATCAATCATCTTTTGATTAATAGATTTATCTGATCCGTCCAGAAAAACCCATCCTAAAATTCTTCCATATTTTTCTGATGAATCCATTTTTTCTGTTTTAATTACAACAGATTTTGCTGATTCAATTTCATGTTTTAAAAATGCTTTTGCTTCAAGACCCAAAGCCTTTTCTGCTTTGTCTGTTGTACGAGATTCTGGAGTGTCTATCCCAGCAAGTCTTACTCTAGAACTAAAAGATATATCAAACCCGAGATCTATATCTACATCAATAGTATCTCCGTCTACAATTTTATTTACTTTTTTAACATAATACTCAAACATTACTTTACCTTCTTTTTTTCTTTTACGTACCACACTGGTAATTTTAGACTATCGCCTGACCATTCATACCCTAATGCTTTTACAACAAACTTAATAATTTTAATACGCATTATTCCTCCTATTCTAGTAGACTTGCACTTCTTTATATTATATCAAACTAATTATGATTATGTGTCATTTCTGCTTGATTAGCCATGTATATATTCTTATACCCCCTTTCTTGAAATTCTTGACAAATAACTACCATTTCACAATCTGGCTCACCAGTTTCTTTATTTATATAGCCATACCTAGCCCCATCTTTAAATGGTTGGGCTTGGTATAAACAAAACCCACTAGAAACAGAATAATATTTTGTATATTTTTCTTTTTTATATTGCTCAAACAACTCTTGAATTGCTGGGTCATACCTTGGCCCTTCTCTTGTTGCCCACTGATCATACAGAACCCTTCTTCTTTTGGTTGCTGCTGCAACAATATTAAAATTAGGCTCTAGGTCTTTAAAGTTTAATATTTTTTCAACATCGGACATTTTAAAATCTACGTCTACATCTATCATTAAAACATAATTAACACTATTTAAAAAGTTGTTTGCTGTTAAGGCTTTGTTCCTTGCCAGTGATAGGTTTTTTACTCTATCCTCATCTTTTGAAGAACCATAAAACCGTGTATTAATTTTTTCAGAAATAATTGACACACCATTAAACATTGAATAGTCTTGTTTGAGCATTAAACTGCTTGTCGCATCTACTGAGTCATTCTCATATAAAGACAAATAAAACTCGTATTCTGGAAAAAAATCTACCATTGCTTTAATTTTCTTGTAATAGTCTAAATAGAAATGTTCGTCATTTCTAACAATAGAACATATTAGAATTTTTTCTTTTTCTTTTTTGAGATTAGCCTCTTTTGTTTTATTTTCAGCATACTTATTTATACATTCATCAATAAAATTTGCATAATCTTTTTTTATTTTATCCCAATCATAGGTTTTTGAGTGCTTATATGCATTTTCACATAAATTCTTATAAACTTCTTTATCTTTAAGTGTTTTAATTTTTTGATAAAAGTCATCCTCTGTATCTGCAATTAGCATTGCCTCTTCTATTTCTTGATCAGAAAACCCTCTTGCACCAACGGTTGATGTTATTATTGGAATTGCATATCCCAGGGCTTTCATCATTTTTAAATGTGTTCCAGAACCATTAAGCATAGGATTAACAAAAGCAAAAGATGTTCTAAAATATTTATCTAATAATTCATCATTTACATGACCAACAATTTGAACATTGCTAGGAATGTTTGGAGATTTAATGCCACTACCGCACCCCCCTATAATAATAAAATTAAATTCTGGCATGGACTGAGCAAATGCAACAACTTTTTTTGCTGCTGCTTTATTTGGTGGATGGCCACTACCAACAAAAATAATATCCCTAGACCTAAGTCTATTTTCATAATTTATTTTATCCTGGACTATTGTTCCATTTGGAATATATTTTCCACGAATACTTTGTCCGTAGTGATTCTTTATTTTTACAAAATCTGCGGAAGAGCAATATGTAATTTCTTGTGCTTGTTTTAAAATGCGAGTTTCCATTTTTTCAACTAAGTCCATTAGTTCTTTGCTTTCGCCATGAACCTGTTTCCCCAACTCAAATTCTGCATTGTGAGAATTATAAATAATCGGAACATTTTTAATATTTTGAAGAAGGGGAGAAACAGAATAGTGATCAACGATTATAAGATCACAACTTTTTGATAATTCTTTTGCTGTTGAAGTAAAGATTTCTAAATCATCTTTTAAAATTTCAAAAACTGTATCATGATTAAGTTTTGCAAAATCATTAACTAATCTTTGCCGACGTTTATAAAGAGTGTGCCCTATTTGTGGCTGATAGTGGTGTAAATTTTTATTAATTTTTTTATTAATTAGTTCATTATCCCAATTAAAAGATAAAAATGTTACTTCATGCTCTGATAGCGCTTCAACTAGCGTCAAGGTCCTTTCTTTACCACCACTATTTTTGGACCAATCTGGAAGATTTGCGCTTATAACTAGGATTTTTGCCATCCTGTTAATTATACACCATGCTATAATTTTAAAATGGATTATGTTTATATTGCTCGTGCTGGTGAAAATGAAGAATTAAAATATTCTTTAAGGTCAATTGAAAAAAATATGCCTAAAGGAAGAGTCTGGGTTTTAGGATATCGACCAGTGTGGTATATCGGTGATTTTATATATATAGAAGATACTGCTAAAAAATTTGATAATATTAGAAATTGCATTAAAGTTGCTTCGGAGCATCCAGAAATATCTGATGACTTTGTTTTAATGAATGATGATTTTTTTGCTTTAAAAACAATGGAAAGTGTCCCAAATTTTCATGGGGGACTTCTTTCTAATAAAATAAAACAGTATAAAGAGTTGGGCATGGCTTCAGTCTATATTCGTTTATTAGAATTGACACACAAACAGTTAGTTATGAGCGGAATAAAAGACCCAATCGATTATGACATTCATGTACCGATGGTTATGAATAAAAATAAACTTAGAGAATCTTTAGACATTGCCTATTTCCCAAGATCATCCTATGGAAATTTTGCCAAAATTGGTGGGGAACAAATTAAAGATGTAAAAATTTATAACTCTACAGAAAAAATACAATTAGACAAAAATCTTTATTTTGTTTCTGTTGATGACAGATCTTTTCTCAGATTAAAAGATACAACGCTTGAATCTGCTTTTCCAATGCCGAGCAGTCTAGAAAATCCTGAATATAGTCTTGCAGATTTTACTTTGATTCATTGACTATATATTAATTTAAAATTATTAATTTTACAATATTCTATCCACCAGTCAATAGCCTCACTATTAACTGTTTCTCCAGCCTTTGTAAGTTCATAAATTCCAAATCCTCTTTGAGTAACAATTATATTAGACAAGTTTGGCTTAAGATGTTCTGGAACTTCTGGAATTTTTAACCACGCACATTGAAAATTACGACAAGGGTTTTTTGGTCTTTGTTCATATATTCCACATCCACTCCCTTGTAAAACAAAATTACAAGGAATTCTTGTGCCACCTATATTTCCAAATGGGTGTCCCTGTACCGTTCCAGAAAGCCAGCCATCGCAACATTTAGTGCAGTCTCCGCAAGACTTTTTATTATTTTCTAAGTTCATGTGTCCCCAACGGGATTTGAACCCGTGTTAACGCCGTGAAAGGGCGACGTCCTAGGCCACTAGACGATGGGGACCTTGCTGGCTCACCAGGTTTCGATCCTGGGACATCCGAATTAACAGTTCGGCACTCTACCATCTGAGTTATGAGCCAATCCTTATGCTTTATTTTAAAAAGTCTGGATCAGCAAACTGTCTGTTAGAAACATGCATGTATAAAGCGGTGTGTCTATGACCAGATTTTACTTCTGTTATACCATGCACGTATTCTGTTCCTGCGCTTGGAAAAAATACTGCAGAATATTTTTTAGGTTTATATGAGAATGCCTGGTTTGGAAAATAAATCTCTCCGCCTTCATATTCTGAAGAATCATTAAGATACATGATAGTACTCCACTCAATAAAAGGCTCTGGTCCCTGTGCGTCTATGTGTAAATCTCCTTTAGTACCCGCTTGCCACCAAGAACCAAACGCTTTAAATACATGTATTGGCTTAACATATCCATTTAATGACTTATGAATATCATTAGATTTTTTTCCATATTTAATAAGCAAATTCATAACCGTTGGATTATATGGAAATGCCGTTCCGCCATACCTTTTTTTATAATATTCTGGATATGGATTAGTTTCAGAAGGATTTTTCATTTCATCAATCAAAACCTTGGCGTCTTGGCTATCAATAAAATTTTCAATAACTGTTATTCTATGCATATTAATCTACCTTCTTTAAATCTTTGATAAATCTGCTTCCATTATAACGATCAAACTTAGAATCTGTTTTTCTATATGCTACATCGTTTCCATCAAATGGTAACAACGATAAAGATTTAAAATCAAAATTATGGAATTTACTAAAATTATCTACAATTGTTGAATCAATTTCCCCCACAATATCATTTGATGATTTTTTAAATAACTCTAACGCTTTATTATAATTATGATATTTAGAAAATGTGAGATAATAATTAAAATCTTCTAAAGTTGTTTTTTTGGTTATAGTGACAACATTTTGCGGAGCAGCATAAATTTCAATATTGTCTTTAAAATATTGCAATGACAAGACTTCTTCTTCTCCGTAATACTTTAGCCAACCTGGCAAATGGTAATCTCCTAAAGAACTACTTTTCATCATAACCACATTACCAAAAATAAAATTTTTATCTATAAAATTTGTCAATGTAAAATCGGAGATATCTGACAATTCTTTTTTAATAAAAAAATTATCTCCTTTTTCTATTTTTATTTGTTTGTCTCCTGAAACAATTATGTTTTTTCCTTGTACAAAATTTATTAATTTTAAATCCCAATCCTGCTCAAACACTGTTCCAGGAGTTATACTTAGGTGGTATCTTCCCCCAAAAGTTACTTTTAGTCTATCGTTTCTGTAGGCAACAGCCCCTGAGTTATCGTCCCAAGGAATATGAACGTAGGCTCCGTTGCTATTGTCATAAGAATTAATAAGATTTTCTAATGATCTATGCCTATTTGGACCACTTTGATCATGCCAGTGAACAAACAAAAATATTTTACCAGACCAAGTTTTCATTAAATTTTCTAAAGTTTTAATTGCATCTTTATCCCTGTATGAATACATGACAACGTTAATACTGTCTACAGAAGTATTTTGTTTTTCTATTTGTTCTTCTTTAGTTAGTTTAGAAAGATCACTCATCTGTACTCCTTTTTTTGCCAGACATCTTCTTTGTAGTAGCCAGTCACCATTGTTCTCCTTTTTTCAGCCTTAAACTCTTCTTCTTCTATAGATTTTTTATCAGTTTTTATTTCAATTTCCCACTCATCTCTTTTAAATGGAACAAATTGCATAATAGGAGTTCCTTTTGGAATTGTTCCAATAAAATCTCTTTTTAAAAAAAATGAAAAAAACACTGGAAGACCCCAAATATCAGAATCAACCATTCCAGAAAGAGTGTAGAACGGCAAGTCATATCTATTCATTGGGTGTGTAACTAAAACAGAATGTCCTGGTGGTGTGCGATAAAACCAATTCATTCTGAAGCCAAAATGTAACTGATGGCAATTCCCTGGAACTGGAATTTGTAGAGTTGGTCTTTTATCAACTAACATAACATCACCCTTCCAAGTTAAAGTTGGAAAACCATCATCATTTAAAGCAACATGTAAGTCATCTTCTAACAAATAATAATAGCCTGACGTCAAGGCGTCAAACATCGGCATACATTTTTTAGTGTCAACTAAAGTCCCATCAGTACCTACGTGATTCACTGGATTTAAATTTTTGATATCGTTAGTATCTCCATATAAAGTAAGACTTTTGTACCATTCTGGAACCATAGTAATTGCTGGAACTGGAGCAGTATAAACATCTTTAAAATTTTCCAAAGATGGAATAAAACTTATTTTTTGTGGATCGCTCATCGATACTCTTTCTTTTGTCTTAAATTGTCTCTATAAAAATTTTTAAATTTACTTCTTACAAGTAACCTTTGTTTATTGATAAAATTAGAAGACTCTTTAATGTCAACTAACTCCATTTCATATTTATCTCTTTTGAATGGAATTACTTGAACTAATGGCGTGCCTCTTTCAATTATGCCTTTAAAATCTTTTTCAATATAAACAGACAAGTGTCCATCACTTACAAATTTGTCAGTATCTATTACTGCTGAAAATGCTTGAAATGGAAGGCCATCTCTATGTATTGGGTGCGTAAATAGGGAACTATATCCCCTGTCTGTTCCAACAGACCAAAATGGCATAACTCTAAATATTTCTTTATGATATTTTTTTTCATCTCTTGGATAATGTGAAACTTGCTCTGGGCTGTGAGAAGATACTATCTCTCTTTTAAACATTTTCATAGTTTCTGGTAACGACCAAGAAATTTTTTCTGGATTCGTTGCATCTATATATATATCACAAGGAAAATAAATTATATACCCGCTATTTAATGCATCAAAAATTGGCATGCATCTTTTTACGGTTGATGCAGAAAAACCCTTCTGCAAGGATGTTTCTTCGTTGGCGCCATACGCTGGTTGTTTTTTGTACCAAGTTGGCATATTTTTTGAAGCAGGGGTTGGTTCTGGGGCAACATGTATTGTTTCTTGACTAAATGGATAAAATTTAATTTTTGCCATAAAACTCCTTTACCTTGTTTACTAGTATATCACTACAGGCAAACTTTATCAAATACGCAGGCTGTTGTCTTTTTATTCTACCACACTCCTCATCTACCATGTGATTTCCAGCATTCTTAAATTTAAAAAATAACATAAGTGGGTCTATTTTTTCCTGTAATGTTTTTTTACTTGTATAAGCAAAGTTGTAAAAATAAAATGGTGAGTCTGGCGCAGGTGATATTTCTATGTCTATATTTTCTTCATCAATAAACCAAGGCATGGCCCAATTAAATACTTGGTCAAAACATTCTGGTGTTTTTTCTTTTTTTTCTTTAGATAAATAAAATTGTCTTACATGAATTTTTTCAGTTGCTGCTAAAGATAAAGAATTTTTTCTTTTTACTAAAAATATTTCAGCAAAATTTTCTTGACATAAAGTTATGACATTATCCTCAATAGAAACTAATTTTGGTGGTGGACATAATTTATATATATATTTATTTATTGGTTTGATTACTGAATCTTTATATTCAGTCTTTAATACTTCATTGTAGGTTAGCCAATCAGGTCTAACGTTTGATTGTTCATTAATAAATAAAAATGATTTATCAAAAGATTTTTGCCAAATATTAAAATCAGTCTTTGCCATTTTTACCAGTTATAACTTTAGAATTATATGCTTTTTCCCATGCCAAGATATCTTTTTCGTCATTTAACAATGGCTGCCCTTTAATATTTAAACTAGTATTTAATAATACTGGGACTCCCGTAAGTGCATACCAGTTAGACAAAACTTCGTGCAACCCAGGATGTTGATCTTTGTTTACTGTTTGCACTCTTGAAGTTCCATCTTTATGGACTACTGCAGGAATTTTGTCTGGCTGTAAACACTTTACTGCATACTGCATATATGGAGATGTAAAATCCATGTCAAACCATTTATCAGCATGCTCTTCCAAGACTACTGGAGCAAATGGTCTAAAAAGTTCTCTTTGTTTAATTAAATTGACTTTGTCCTTAATTAAAGGATCCCTTGGATCTGCTAGGATGCTTCTGTTTCCTAGTGCTCTTGGTCCATATTCTGCTCTGCCAACCGCAACTGCTGCTACTTTATTTTTAATTAACTCTGTAATTATTTCTGATACTGGATAAGTCCCGCCCAAATCATAGCCTAGATAAGGATTTTGCCATTTAATATGTTTTCCATATGATGCAACTGCAGCACCTAATGAACTTCCAGAATCTCCAGGATTTGGCATGATCCAAACATCATCAAATATATCCCACAATCTTGTGTTAGCAGAACAGTTTAATGCACAACCACCCATAAATACTAACTCGGTTTTCCCTGTAATGGTTCTTGCCATTTTCATGAATTCCATAAGTCTAAGTTCATATACTTTTTGAACTGCTGCAGCAATATCAAACTTATCCTGTTCTGTTACCCAGCCCCAGTCAGTAATGCCTTTGTGAAAATTATATTTTTGTTTGTTGTGCTCTGGAAAATAATCTCTTACTTTATTGTAATATTTGTTTGCATCCCCATAGGCTGCCATACCCATAAAAATATATTCTTCTTCGTTTGGTTTTAAGCCAACTAATTGTGTAAATGCTGAATAAAATAAACCAAAACTAAAGGGGTAATTTTTTTTGTAAACTTGTTTAATTCTTGAACCATCTCCTACCCATATAGTAGAGGTGTTGTACTCGCCAATAGCATCTAAAACAACAATAACAGCATCACGAAATGGGCTTGTGTAGTAGCCTGCTGCTGCGTGTGAATAGTGATGGCTAAATGATTCTCTTGGCACCCACCTTAAATCTTTTCTGTTTAGATAGTTTGGCTTGCCACCACCAAATCCACCTTTTAGCAATATTCTAGATTTTTTTAACCAACGATTTTCGTAGTAGGCTATGCGGTCTGGCTTTCCATACTGAAGTGCACAATCAATTAGTTCATCATTAGTAAACCAATCATTTTTTTGTTTACTAAAACGCTCTGCATGTGCAGCAAATACTAACTCTCCATTTCTTAACAAAGACACAGATGCGTCATGAGTTGTTTCATTAATTCCTAAAATTATCATTAACTAACAACTTTCAACACAACTTGACAAGGGTCTCCGCCATCTGACCATTCTTGTTCTTCTTCTTCGGTCATATACGGATCTCCATCATGTGTGTTACAGAATGGAGGAGTTATCCATTTTCTACTAATTCCATTTTCTAGCCAAATTTCAAATTCTTGAATATTTGCCAATTCTTCTCTTTCTTCTTTAAAGATATCACTCATTATGCACTCACCGTATCTATTGGCCCTTTACATGAAGGGGAGTATTCTATTGCTGATGCAACTGCTTGTCTTACTCTATTTCTAGGATTTTTTTGTTTTTGTGTTGAGTATAAGGATCCATAGGCATACCCCGATCCAGATCCCATACACAAGAATGGTTGTTGATATTCTGTTAAAGACATGTCTATTGCGTTGTGTTCAAATATTCTTCCACGAATACAAATAATCATGCCAAAATCAGCATCTTTGGTTGTATCTACCCACCATTCTTCATAAAATTTACGTAATGACTTGATAAATTTTGTATACATAAACTTATCTAAATTTCCTTCTGGTAGTGGTGGTTTGAAGTTATGTCTAATTCTTTCCCCATCCATTGTTCCAGCATATCCAAAAAGATATGGTCCAGTTTTCCAAACTTTGGGGGCGACAATAGACATTATATTATCGTCATCAGAGGCACCACGATCTCCTGCCATATAGACTTTACCATCTTGTTTAACGACAGCAATGATTGTCATAGGCTCCCCTTTACTTTTTCTATTTAAGTATACCAAAAAATTTTGGCTAGTCAAGCACTATTATTTTATAGTTTGTCCACATGCTGAGCATGTTTTTGGTTTAGCAGTACCCTTTTTTACAGGGGCTGCTGGTGTTTTTGATGCAGAGGCACCAAATTTAGGCCTGCCAAAACCCACAATAGAAATAAGAATTCCTTTTTTATTTTTCTTGTAAGCACGAAGTTTTTTACAAACCTCTCCACCATTACGTTGGCTACCTTTAGGATCTCCAGATGTATTTCCTTCAACACACCAGACTGTCCCATCTTCATTGTCTTTAACAACAATTGCTACATGGGATATTCTATCTACCCCGTCAGATGGAAAATCAAAGTATGCAATATCTCCTGGCTCTGGATCTGCAACGTCTACGTCAATCCATTGTCCAGACTTCTTAAATGCTGCTGCTCCACCAGGGGTATAAACGGTATTAGGAATTTTTACTCCTGCTTCATTACCACACCAATTAACAAAACTTCCGCACCACGGTTGGAAATTGGCTTTGGCATATGCTCCATACTTTGTTTCATTATCTTTAGGACCTTCAACAGTTCCTACTTCTGCAGTGGCAACTTCAATAAGTCGTGCTGCTGTACCTTGCTCTGCCATTATTTAACCTTTTTTCCAAATTTAGCCCAGGCTCTTTCATGTAAAAAGAAACCTAATATTTCACATCCTGTATAAATTATTGCAAATGTGCCAGCATATTCCCAATGGGCTTCACCAGTAATAGCCTTTTCAAAAAAATAAACTAACGTTCCAACAAATCCAATATGGACTAATGGCCAAGTAACTGATTTATAAATACTTCTTTTTTTGCTATCTGATTTTTTTTTAGACATTATTTATCCCAATCTGTATCAATAGGTTGTTCTTCTGGCATTGCTCCGTCAGGTTTATTTAATCTCCGTGCCTTTGCTTCATCAATTTCTGATTCAAGTTTTTTATCTGCTAATGTATTTTTAGAATCCATTTCTTTATTAGACAACTGTGCATCCATAATATCTTTTGCACCAGACTGACCAATTAAAATACCTGCAAGCGTTCCAGTAATAAAAGTTGCTACGCTACCCAAAACATTAAAAAACATTTTGTCGTTTTCAGATTGACCAGTTAGTGGTTGCTCAACAAAAACGAGAGCATATAAAATACCCATTGTTGTAAAGAATAAAATTGCCCCTAAAGTAAGACCTAATACAAACTTTAATAAACCATCTAGTTCTGCTTGCGTTCTACGTTTACCCATTGTTAGTTTCCTTTACTAAATCTTTTGTACATGTACCGCTTGCTTCACATGCTGGAGGAAGGCACTTTGCTTCTTTCCAGTTTGCTGGGTCTTGACACTCGTAACGATATCTACTTTCGAAAACGCCACAGCCTGAAAGACCTAATACAAGTATACCGCAAAGTAGGGCTGAGGGCAACTTTCTCATACCAATATTATACTATACATTAAGATAATGTTTTATAGTATTATTAATAGGATAGTGTTATTACTCTTCCCCTTTTTCACGAATGCCCATAGTTAGAAACCATAGGGCTACTGAGGCTATAGTTACATATCCTACTACTGTTTTTGCGCTGCCCTCAAGTACTACCCAGGCTACGAAAAACCCTAGGAATGTAAAGTTTTCATTTAGGGCTGCCATGCCCCATTTTTTTAACCATTTCATTTTATTTCCTCCTTCTTGATGCAGTTCCAACTATCACTTGGCCAGCAATGATTGTTACAACTACAATATCTTCCGATTTTTCACGTTCTGGAATAGACATATCTGCTCCGATGTTAAGCAAGGCTTTCCCTAACTCGCATTTTTGCTCTTCTGTCAAACCTTCTATTGCTTGTTCTGGATTAAAACACCCAGCAATTGCTTCTGCTAGTGCTGCTGGACTTTCTAAAACAAGTAATGCTGAAGCAACTTCTGCTTGAATTACTACGGGGTTTCCGTTTGCATCTTCTCTTACCTCTACTGGAATTGTAGGTGGAAGATCACGATATTCAATTCCCGCTGCTTCTATGTTGGCAGCAGTTACAGGTGCTCCTTCTGCTGATTCTACCAATACATCTGCAACTAAATCTTTTTCTGCTAAAGTAAATTTGCCGTCTTCAGATAAGGCTTCAGATAAATTAACAACTTCTGCAGTTGTTATTTCTCCGTCTGCAGAAAGCATTTCTGTAATAAATTCTGCTTCTGCTTCTGTTAATCCGCCCTCTGATAAAGATTCAGATACTTCAGCAGCAATCTCTTCAGACACTTCTCCACCTTCAGCAATTGCTTCTAGTACGGCAGAGATTTCAGATGCATCTAAACTGCTATCGCTAATTAAATCAGTAACAACTTCTTGAATATCTTCTACAGAAAGATTTGCACCGCTTTCTGATATTTCTTCAATAGAAACTTCACTTTCTTCAAATACAGCCTCTGCTTCTTCTGCAGGAGTATTAACTGGTTCTGTATCAATTGGTTCTGTATCAATTGGTTCTGTATCAATTGGTTCTGTATCAATTGGTTCTGTGTCTACTGGATCCGTATCTACAGGATCTGTATCTACTGGCTCCGTATCCACAGGGTCTATATCTACTGGCTCTGTATCTACGGGAGTTGTATCAACTGGTTCTGTGTATACAGGGGTTGTATCTATTGGAGTTGTATCTATTGGGGAACTATTGCCACCAGTAGTTAAATTAGAGCCTTGTGGTGCGGGTACAGAAATAACAGTATCAGTATATTGACTTACAGGTCCAGACCAGTTAGCAACTCTAACAGTATAGGTAGCGCCTTCTGTCAAACCACTTAACTGAATAGATGCAGGAGCACCGTCAGTATTTAATGTTTGTCCTTCATATGGATTTTCTGCATCAGGATCTTCTGTTATTACTTGATAAAACCAAGTGTTTGCTGTATATCCTTCAGGTAAGGATGGTGTAATAGTTGCGGTAGTTCCTGCAACAATTGGAGTTGAAATTATTGGGGCAGGGGTTGGAATGTTGTTGTTAATTGCAGTAACTAATTGACTTGATTTAGTATTCAATGATGACTCAAGAGATGTTTTTGTTGATACCGCTGAGTTTACGGTATTGGTTAAAGATGTTATATTGATTGCATTTATATTAGAAGTATTTGTTGTATTTTGTGCAACAACTGGGGTAAGGCTTGAGTTTAATTGTGCAATCGTTGCATTTGCTGCGTCAACCGATGCCTGAACTGTTTCTGTGTTTGGATCTACATATGGAGTGAATGCTGCACCTTGACTTATTTGTCCAGCAAAACCTGCTCCAGCATTAGTATCTGTAATTGGAATAAGTGCACCGTTGGTTGTTTCTCTAACATTAAATCTTGCTTGATCTGGTATTGGTCCATTAGCAGTTACACTTGCCATCCATGCCCCGTCATTTGGATTAACATCAGCATTAAATCTAATTTGAACCATTTGTGTAGAGGCATCTTGTTGTGGGTATGGACGAAGGTCCCAAGCAATATCTAAACTTGTACCAGTTGTTGCATAGGTAATACCTGTTCCTGTGCTCCAAGTAGTCCAGTCCCATCCCGCTATAGATACGGATGGGGCACTTGGAGTTGTATGGTATACGCCACCCTCATTTACACCAAATGTTATTGTTGCATTAGACCCAACATAAACGTTATTATAAACAGTTCCACCCATTTGCATTCCGAACGGAAGATTCATTTGAACCCCAGCATCATCTACTCCAGCCAAAACATTTGTGCTAGTTCCAATAGTGGCTTGTAAATTGTTGACTGCTGTTTGGGCAGCATCAATAGCAAGGTTTGCTTGAGTTAATTCGGTTTGAGCAGTTGCCTGTGCTGTAGAGGCTTCTGTTTTTGCAGTGACTACTTCAGATATTGCTGTCTGAGCCTCTGTTATTTGTGTTGTTATATTATTTATGGCGGTAGTTGCAACAGTTACTGTAGCCTTTGCATCTTGAACTACCTGAGAACTTTGATCTATTGGGGTAACAGATAAATCAACACCGCTAATAGTATTAATAGCGACTTGAACATTATTTATTTCTGTGTTAGCCAAAGATATTTTTGATGCCACCTCAGCCGTGACCCCTTGGGCTTGGGAATATTCGGTTTGTGCTTGTGTTACCTCTACTAGAGCATTGTTCGTGGCTGTAATAGCCTGTTGAACCTCTGTAGTAGCCGTCTCAAGGGCTGTGTTAACTGCCTGTTGAGCAGGGCTAACAATAACCTGCTCTTGATTATCTGCAGCATAAGCCTCGTTGGGTGCCAAAAAAGCAAAAACGGTTATGCATAAGGCAGAACCGAATATAATAAAAATTTTACGCTTTATATTATTCAATTGGGTGGGTCTCCAATGTATCTCTACATTGCCAATTATATCATTTATTAATTAATTAATGATAACAAACAATAAAAAAAAGGGCTAGCGTTTGGCTAACCCTTTAATTTATTTAATTACTTAATCCAATTTACCTTTAACTTAGGGAACTTTGCATTCCACTTTTTAGCCAAAGCATTGAATTTTGTTTTTAGATCTACAATAGCCTTCTTTAAGGTTTCGTTTTCTGCCTTTAAAGTTGCTGTTGCTGAATCTGATGCTACCTTATCGGCTGCACGTCCAGCACGTTCTGCTGCAAGTGCTGAGTTAGCAACTGCTAATTCTGCATTCTTTGCTGCTAGTTCTGACAGAACATCACGTACTACAATTGTAGCGCTTACAGAACCGACTGGTGCTGCTAAGCCTGTTACGGCTGTTGCTACTGTTGCATACGCAACTACTGTTACTGAACCAGTTGCAGGAATTGTTACTGTCTGCTCTTTTGTTCCTACAGTTGCAGTTGTTGTATCAGTTGTTAATGCTGTTGATAGCGCTGATCCAGAACTTGAAACCAAAGTATTAATTGTGGCTCCACCTTTTAGATTTCCGAATACATCGTATCCAGATACCTTAAGAACTTGTGATGTACCTGCTGCTGCTGAGGCAGGAGCGGTTAGTGTAATTGAGTTCAGTGCACCTGCGGTACCTTGAACATAATAAACTGTTGTAGTTCCAGCACGAGTGATAGAGACTGATCCTACTGCTGTACTTTTAGTATATACATAAAAGTCTGCTGATGTTCCAGTTCCTGTTGCAATTGATAGCGTTGATGTTCCAGATGATGCTGTTACTGCTGAACCAGTTGCTGCAAGAGCAGGCACAATAGTTGCATTTACTGCAACTGCTGTTACTACTGTTCCTGTGTCTACTGATGTTACAGCAATCTTTAGTGCATCTGCTGCTTCAATACTGTTATCTGCTGGCACTGGTAGTGATACAGGAGTTGTTACTACTGTTCCACCTGTTGCTGCAGATCCTGCCACCGTTAGTGTGACAGTTCCAGCGTTTGCTTGCGCTGCTGGCGTTACGAGCATTGTGCTAGTCAGGGCTGCAGCGATGATTAGCGATACTTTCTTGATATTTTTCATTTTTCTCCTATTTCTTATTATAATAAGTTAAATCTATCTAGATAATCTTTTACATCATCAGGGATAGGTTTATATTGTATCACGTTCTCAGGTAGGTCGTCAACTTGCCTTGGCCTATCTTTGAATGTGTGAACCTCTATTTCTTGATTTACATTTTTAGGCGTAAAACTTATGGCACCAAATACTGCACCACAAACTGCGTCTGCTAAGTCTTTAGATTTTTTACGTGGGTGATCCACCTTCTTATCATTAATAATCTTAAGTTCTCCCATTTCTTCTAACAAAAGGGGGATTAAGGGCATAGCAACTCTCTCTTCATAAATCAACATAGCAAAATCTTCATAATGTTTCTTAGCAACAGAAACAGTATCAGTTCTAATACCAACAGACTTTAGTTCTTGTTGAATATCAAAAGATTGCCATCTATCGAATGTAACCATTCCAATATTAAACCCTTGCCTTCTAAGATTAATAATCCAATTTTTTACATCGCTAAGATTAACTGGGCCCTCAACTTTTGGTTCCCACCAGGCAACAGCGTCAACAATAACAACTGGAGAAATTTGTTCATAGTCTTTTAAAACTTGAACATTTACCCATTTATCAACATGGGCGATTGCTACAGCACACTTGTCATGTTTTTGTGCAAGGTCAGCATGAATGTAATAAGTCTTTTCTGGATCTGGTTTAAAAGAAGAATCAAACCTCTTATTATTATCTATTGGATTTCTTAAAGACATACATTTTTCCAGTTTATCTCTTTGTTTAAAAAAGGCATCAGATGAATACGTTGGCTTACATGCAAAACGCATTAAGGCATCTCCAGGATCTGTAAAAAATGATAACTTAAAGTCTTCGATTTTTCTTGTTGGGTTTACTTCCCACGTTGGTCTTTTAATTGCTAAAACTCCCGGAAATTTATATGATTTAATGTGGTCTTCTTCCCAATTTATTTCAAAAGTGTTGTCTGAATTATCTTCTGGTAATGCTGGATTAATTATAAACGTATGTTTTTTTTCAAGAATTTCTTTTTCTGCAATTACATCTTCATATCTTTTAGAAATAAAGTCTCCAACATATCTTGGAAAAGATAGAAGTGCAACTTTTCCTAAATCTGGAAAACGAGAATCTACTGATCCACGAAATGCTTTATAAATATTTTCTGCAGTTTTGCCTTGTTCATTTGCGGTGCCAACCTCTGATGCAAAACCAGAAATTTCATCAAGGACGGCAAGTATTAAGTTTAAACCTTCGTGTGATTCTCTTTCTGAGTGCCCAGAGTAAACAGTTATTGCTTTGTTAAACTCTATGCTGTCCGCTTTAGCATAAAATTTTCCAGCAAACCACGGAGAGGATTCTATTTTTGTTTTAAAACCTTTAAAGAAAACATTTTTTGCTTGTTGGGCATTTATGGCAACGTTAATCAAGTCTATGGCATCTCCACTTGGTTTGCCAAAATATTTTGCTGGATCTTTAAGGCATAAAAGTTTATAAACTAAATATGCACATCCTACTGTAGACGTAAAGTCTTTACCGCTACCTTTACCAAGTTGCAAAATGATTTCATTTTTTGTATATTTATCATAATAAGCACTTCCATTATTTGTACCCATCAAATCTTCAAGATCTTTTTTGTAATAAATTTGACTCATGGCCTCTACAATATTATATTGTATTTCTGACAGCGAAGGTTGACCAAGATAGTTTGAGGACTCAACAAATGTTTTTACATCTACCGGATTTTCTTCAAAAACATTATCTGTTAAAACATCAAGAAAGTCATTAAACGTCTTGGACAATTGTAATCACCTCGTTCTCTTTGGCGATGTCGGATAGCCTTCTCATAATTTTATCTCTTACCTCTGGATGTTCACTTGCGATGTCTCTTAATATTTCAACAAGAATTTCTTGTCTTTTTTCTATTTCAACTATTTCTTCAGCCAATTCTTTATTTTCTAATAAGCCTGCTTTTTGTAACATCTCAATCCTAGATTTTTCAATATCTACTACTAACTTAATTGCTTGAGTTTTTGCTGAAAGATTATTTGTTAGGCTAGCCTCATCAATAACCTCATATGCTTTTGTAATCAACTTACCATAATGAGCATCCATTGACGCCATTGCTTCTTTAGCACGGGCACGAATTGCATCGTTAGCAGAAGCCATAACTTTCCACTCATTAATTAATGCGACAACACGAGTCCTAGGAATATCTAAATCTTTAGATATCTTTGTTGGATCGCTTCCTTTTAAATATTCTTCAACTACCTGATTGACCTGGTCTAAATGTTTTACTATTTCTTGTTCTTGTGACATTTTTAATTCTCCTCTTGACTTATTTTATAACAAAAATCTGCCCAATAACTGTGATAGGCCTCTCCAAAATGAGAGTTATCTCTGGCATATAAGGCATATTTATTGCTAGGGTTATCTATAGAAAATTGTGTCAACTTATTTTTAAAATCTTCTATATCTATTTCAAAAAGTCTATCAAGTTCCATTTTTACGTAATCAGGCTTGTAGCAAAAATAAAATAAATTAATATTATTTGATTTACAAAACATTTCTAAAAACATTAAATAGTGATATGCGTAGATATGAAGAGTATCAGAAAACTCATCTCTTGTATTATCTTTATATACACCATGAAAAATCTTGTTCTTTTGATTAGCAATTTCGTCTTTTATATTAGATGTCTTTGGATTAGAAACATATCTACGTTGATAGTTTGGTATAGCAATAAAAATTGTGTCTGGCTTATTAAAATTATGAATATATCTAAAAATGTTAGCAATAATATCAAAAATACTAGTTCCTGGCATTCCTAAATTAAAAAATCCAGAAAGATCATTTTTTATGTTTAATCTATTGTATAATTTTTTAGCCCAAATTTCATTTTCTAAAAGGCCTATCCCATATGTAACTGAGCATCCAGAAAACAATATATGCTTTTTATCATGATTTTTTTTAAATTCATCAGACCTAAATCCATCAGAGTTAATTCTTAGATCTGGAGCAGTCAGTTTATCTTGTCCAAAGCGCCGATTGCCAAGGCCTATCAGTTTTCTCTCAGTTTGGCAAAACGACTCGTCGCCAACGTACAAAAACTCATGTTGGTAGATTGGATCAGGATTTCGAAGGGCTACAGAATCAGTCATTTTTTTCCTTTGCTACCTTTAATAAAATTAAATATCCAATTAAATCGTCAATGTCGTTATCTCCAACCATCTCCGTACCTTTCATCAAGCGACTTAACTTGTCATCTATTCTTACGTGAAGTTGTTCTATTGAGTTGGCCTTACTAAAAATTCTTACTGGGTCTAAAGCAGAATTTCCATAAGATATATTTTTTTCAATTAACATTTGGGCTATTCCCATGCAGTTCATTAAAATATCATTTCCAGATGGAGCGGATAATGAATGCAGGTATAAGTCATTATAAACAAAATGGTCAACATCTTGATAGACTGGAACTGGTTTCATCTTTTAGATCTCCTTAATCCAAACTTGGCAAGATATACATAAATGGTCTCTACGCTAGCCCCGCACTCTTTTGCAATTTCTTGTGGAGACTTTTTGTCCATAACATATCGTTTACGGAGCCAAGTCTCACTAGTATATAGTTTAGCAGGCATCAGATTATTTGTCAACTTCTGCTTCAGAAATGTCATAGTTAAACCTATTAGAATCTTCCAAGGTCCATTTATCTTGATTTTCTACATCCCACTTATACTCACTAATTATTCTATCAATAACATAGTCCTTTTTTAAAGTAAAAGAAGGTTCATAAATACGAACTCTATTGTTTGGCTGTATAGCAAAGTTACCGTCATCTCTTTGTATAACATGGCCACATTTATGTTCTGCTGGATTTTCTGAATAACCATCATCTAAAACATTAGAATCTGGATTGTGCCAGTCAAGCGTAAACAAATATGTTCCTTTGTTTATAGTTTTTGTTCTGTCAATATATGACATTCTAAGATTTGTAAGGTTTTCAAATTTAGTCACAGATATGTGATGGCTAAAGGCATTCCATAAAACTAAATTATGTAAGTCTGCTTCAGGAACTCCAGGTTTTGTACAAAATGCACTAATTGGCAATCTCCACCATAGCCCACCATCTTCCATCATTATGTGAAATAAAGGACTTCTACTTTTTATACTAGCAACACCAAATATAACACATGGAAAATATTTGTCATGACTATCTAACTGATTTCTTAAATAGTTTCCACGAACATAGCATTCTATGGGTGGGACATTTGCATTTAACTCTGGCATTATTTGTTGTTCCTTTTTATAGTAGTAAGTTTATCCCAATACCCGCCAGGATTTCCCTGATAGGTTTGTCCAGTCTCACGATCTATCAATAACCATTTTTCTGGAGATAATGTTTTTACAATTAAAGAAACTTCATTATCTTCTTCTTTAAAAACAAAACTATCTCTATTCATAATTTCCCATCGCTTTATTCCAATTATTAATAGCCCAATGCCCTATTCCGCAAGCATCGGCAACGTCATTGTCTGTTATTTTTTTATCATACTGCATATTAATAAACCTAATTGTTTTTTCTTTTCTAACTTCTCTTTCTTGAGTTTTATACCAAGATTCTGATTTATTGGGCATTGCTGCTCTCATTGATATTTTTTCTTCTTTGCTAAATCTTTTATTCCCAATATAGTTTTGCCAAGTAATAGGAGAGACGGATCCCATATCTTTTACTCCACAGGACCACATTGCAGCAAGAACTCCACCTTGCACTAATGCTAAATCTGACACTGTTTTGGGGCTATTCATAAATACTGTATGTTCAATTACTACTGCATCAATTTTGTATAAATCAAATAGTGCTTTTGTTTTTGCATAAGCGTCTCCTATTTTTTTATATATTGTGCTGCCACTAAAATTTAATTTGCCAACATATTGTATTTCTTTTTTATTAAAAACTGCAAACGCAATATTGTTAGTGCTAGCATCAATAGCACAAATATTTTCAGGCACTGCGGTGCTACTGTTAAGTATCTTTGCTATCACGAACAATCCTTTTTATTTTTTTTAAAACTTTAAAAACATCGTTATTATTAACTCTGCAAGTATTACATAAACTATCGTCATTGTAGATAGACAAAGTTATTCCACACCCACCCGAACATTTTCTTATTTTATTTTTTCTTTTTTGTCTTTTTGCAACAGAATACCTTGCTACAATTTTTTCTTTTGTGGCAAGGTCTCTACAATCAGCGCTGCAGTAAATTTGATAACTTACCTTAGCCTTAAAGTCTTGGTTGCACCAACTACACTGCTTCACTTAATTCCTTTAGGGAGGCTATCTTAATTACTCCATCTCCAGCCTCGTCACAAGTTTTCCTGACTGGACAATTTTTGCAGACCTTGGAATTATTTCTATAGTTTTTAATTGGCAACTGTTTATTCTTCCAAGAATTATGCACTTCATTCATCCATTCAAAAGTATTGTCAATCCATTGCCTGTAGTGATCATTGACTTCAATAGGAAATAATAATAACTCGTGATTATTTTTATTTTCATAAATAACAATGCCCTTTGATTTTTTAAGAATTTTCATGTATATAAGAGTTTGCTCTATGTGATCTAGTTTGGCCTTGCCAACCTTTTTCCTATATTCAAATGCTTCTTGGCTTGTTGTTTTTATTTCTCCGACAATCTCTTCACCATTCCAAACTAGCATGCAATCCCCGTACCCAAAAATTGGTGGTTGAGAATTTGATACCTTAAACTCTGTTGTATCATTGTTATCATCGTCTTTAAAAGATTTTGCAATTCCAGAATCGAGCATTACTTTCTGAATTCTGCTATGAGATAAAACCCCATTTCCCATATTGGCTATACTTGTGGCAGTATTATTACTTTCAAAAGTTGTGCCTTCAAAAGCAAGATACCAGTATCTTGGGCATACTCCGTTGCCCTCACTATAAGATATTGTTGATGGAGCAAAGGTTTTTTTCTTGGTAAATTTTGGAACTTGTCCAATCAAATATCCATCATTAATTTTTTCAATCATTCCAGAAACATCAAAGTCTGGCTTTGGAATGCTGTCTGCTTTAATCATAATCTGCTGTAATAAATTTTTACTCATATATCTCTTTTCGTTAGTGTTTAGTATATCAGTTATCAGCGTGCTATGTATTTAAGAGCAGATACTAAATTGTTTACTGACTCTGCTGCAGTGTAGTATATATTTTTCTTAGCCCTGTTACTTTTATCCACATTGGCCATCCAGGTTGCCTTTAAAGATAATTTTCCTGCAATTGCTTGCAATCTAACTATTTCTACAGTAGCAACTGCAATTGGGATATCTGGCCTGATAATTAATTTAGCAATCATTTCTAATGAAGTTGTAAGTTCTTCATCGTCCATATATTCTGCAATTTCTGCTAAACCATTAATGCTTTCAAGCGTTGTTTTTACTGGCTCCATCTTTTCCTCTTTTCAGTTTTTCTAGTTGTTCAAAAAATTGCTCTCTATACTTAATCATTCTTGGCATATTGTTATGTTTTGCCATAATAAATTCTCTTTCTATTGGAGACATTTGTTTTTCTGCATAAGGTTTATGGTCATGTTTATTGGAAAAATGAAACACAATTACTTCACATCTGTCATTTTCTTTTAGTTTAATTGGCGATCTCCAATGTATTCTGTCTGCTGCTTCAAAAACCAAGACTTCATTATCTTTTAGAAAAAATTCTTGCCCTTCTACAACAATGGCCCAGTCTATATTGCTTGACATTTGATAATCAATGCTAACCTTTGTATAGTAATTTTCTGTGTCTAAGTGCGGGGGAAGGTTTGGGGAATTTCCATTACCGTATTTACCATAATAATCTAAATATTGATAATGAGTTAACTCCAAGTCTGGGTCATTAACATATTCTAAAGCAAGATTTTTTAATTTTTCTACAATGTTGTTTGGAGCATCAAACTCAATCTGTACTCTTGACATGCTCTCAATTGTCATAGGGGAGTATCTGCTTACTCCAGGAGTTAGCATTCTATTTGTTTCAACTAGGAGTCTAAGTTCTTCTTCTTCTTCTCTTGTAAAAAAATTTTTTACAATTCCGCAATTAGTATTCATATTAAAATTATACCCTATCTACCAAATCTTCAATAACCGATAGTTCAGCAACTAGCAATCGTGTTTTTTTAGGCCCATCGCCCAACACTATTATTAGTGCTGGAGATTTATCAACTCCAGACTTAATGGCATCTGTTGTTATTTTTGCCCAAACATTTTCATTTAACGTAAAAGATTTTTTTGCTTCCTTTATGTCAACTACAAAAGATTTCCAGGTAGCATCTCCTTTTTTATTTCCTCTGCCAGAATTTTTATGAGGAATAGCACTAATTCTTTTTATTTCATTTTTTTCACTCATTACTATACCTCTTTATTGCTTGTTTTAAATCTAAATTTTCTTTCATTAAATCAACAGAAAATTTATTTGAAAATCTCATCATGTTTGATTCTATTTTTTGTTTTTCATCTAAAGTTATTGGCAGGCTATCCTCTAAAGAAAAATGACAAAACAACATTTCTACAAAATCCCCATCTTTGAATTCTAATGGCTTTCTCCAATGAACTTGGTGTGTTCCAGAAAAAGCAGCAGCCATGTTGTTGCTAAGGATAATCTCATGACCTTCCACAACAATAGGCCAATCAATATTAGCCCTTAATTGTACATCTAAGGTAACCCTCGGATGCGTAAATGTGTTGTCATAGTGTGGGGTTAATACTGGTATGTCTGAGTATTCTTTAGAATACCTCGCAAAAGAAATTTCTTCTAATTTTACATTTTGATTATGAATAATTTTCATTTGATGTGTGACTCTATCTTTTATTTTTTCTGGAAGATCTATAAACCAAACTTTTTGGCCATAAATTTTAACCTGTGTTGTCCTATTATCAGAGTTTAGATCTATTGTTTCATAAATTAAATCAATTTCGTCTTTTGGAAAAATATTGCCGTATCTTCCGCTATGTGTTAGTGGTGATCTTTCTTCAACGCTAAAATTTTTATGGTTTTCTATTTTTATTGGAATATCGTTTATTTGTGTTTCTTTTTCTAATAACGCTTTACGTTTTTGCATAATGATGGAACTATCATTGCTAAACTCTCTTTGTTTTTTATGAGTTAAAAAAGCAAAAAGTAAAATTGTTTCTTCTCCTGATTTTATTTTTTTATTTTCTCGCCAATGTATCTGGTTAGTTCCGCCAAATAAAATTGCCTGCCCGTCTTTTAGATCATACCCTTTTCCTTCTACAATAATATCCCACTTATGATTTGCTGCTATTTGAAGATCAAAAACAAGTGTTTCTTTAGACCTTGAGTCATAATGAGGAGGTAATTTTACTTCATACCCAAAATCAGAAGTATATTTTGCAAATTGAAAATCCTGAAGTTCTAATTCTTCTCCGTAGGCATCGCTAGAAAATTGTTTAATTCTTTTATAAATTAAATCAAATATCGGATCATTTTTTAGAGCATTAAATCCTCCTTGACCACCCCAAGTTTTAAGAACAAGTTTATCTTCTGAAGCATTGTTAAGTAAATTTTGAATATATGATAATTCATCTAAAGATAGAAAATTATTAAAAATAAAAGGCGGTAAATCTTCATCATTTAAAATTTGATTATTTGCTTTTTGTTCTTCTCTTAATTTTTTATATTCTGGCAATTTAGAGTAGTCTGGAAAATTATTCATATTAATCTTATACCCCTTTCCTTAAAGTTTCGTCACTTAGTATATTTGTTTCTTTTTGAAGAACTTTTTGTCTTTCAAGCATAATCATTGATTGATTTTCAGATATAGGTTTTGAAATTTTATGCTTAAGCCAGCAAAACATCATTATAATTTCTGAGCCATCTTGCAATTTTTTGTCTTCTCGCCAATGCATCTGTTGGGTACCAGAAAATAATAAAGCCTGGTTATCTAAAAGATTAAACTGTTTGCCTTCAACAATTATTCCCCAATCCTCGTTTGTTTTTAATTGAATATCAAAGACAAACATTTCATCCAGCCTTGTGTCATAATGTGGAAATAGTTTAACCTCATATCCATATTTAGGAGAATATTTAACAACAGAATGTTCTGCAATAACCAATTCTTTATTACACGCTTCTGATGCTAATTTTTGTATTTTTGCAAGTACACTGTCTGAAATTGTTATATGATCTAAAACTCCTTGGCCACCCCACTTTTGAATTCTAATTTTTTCTAAAGGAAACCATTTAACTGTTTGTAATATATTTTTTAGTTCTTCATCAGTAAAAACATTATCTACTAGCACTGGAATAAAATCTTGATCAGATATAGGGTCTTGAGATGTGCGTAATTTTTTATATTCAGGAAATTCATCTAAGGGTGGGAAAGTAGTCATGATAATATTATACCCTACCCCTCTTTGTATAACTTGTTTGCTTTACCAGGGTCATTCTTGATAAGTGTTTTTTACTACACATCCAAGTACACTCTGTTGTTTCTGGAAATAGCCTCATAGATGTTACTTCTTCGTTGCAGGTCTTACATAAAAATTTGCCAGGATATACCGAATACTGTTTATCCAAACTGTTTAACCTTATTTAAAATGTCTGCAAATAATTCTTTGTCTTCTCTAACCTTATTAATAAAACCTTCTCTTCCCTGCACCTTTGATCCATCTGGTAATAGGTACCAGGCCCCTGTGCGCTCTACTATCCCCATCAATTCAGCAGTATCAATAAGATCAGCAACACTGTCAACTCCAACCGAATTCCCCCTAAAGTAAAAGTCATATTCTCCAGATTGAAATCCTGGACTTGTTTTTGAAAACTGTAAGTCCCATCTAATCTTGCGACCAATCTTTTCTTCAATCAATTTATCACCTACAGAAATCTTCCCTTTAATTGCTTGATTGTCTGATTCTGAAGAAAACAGTTTGATGATCGTTGAAGAATAAAATTTAGTGGCTTGTCCGCCAGTAGGCTGTTGGCTAGTATACATTGCATTAATATTATTTCTAGACTGACTAATTAAAACAAACAGTGTTGGTTTAATTTTATTGTTAGCATAGTTAATCATTTTCCAAGCATTGCTAAAGTCTCTTGCCTCTGCACCAATTTGTTTTGTATTCTCTAATTGTTTTAATTCAGTAGAATCCTTTTCAAAATATATTGCTGGAAGGAGAGAAGTAATGGAGTCAACAACAACTAAATCTACTCCTGCGTTCATTAAGTTAGTTCCAATATCTACCATTTCATTTATTGTACGACATTGAGAAACAATAAGTTTTGATGTGTCTACGCCAAGTTTTTCAGCCCAATTTTTATCATATGACATTTCGGCATCTATCCAAGCACATACCTTTCCTTCTTTTTGTGCAAGTGCTACTGTTTGCAAACATAAAGAAGATTTAGCGCTTGACTTACTTCCCCAAATTAAAACTTGTCTTCCGTATGGCAGCCCACCGCTTAATGCTTTATTTAAACCAAAACTGGGAGTTGCAGCATATTCTGTTGCGGGTATTGTATCTCCAGCCATTACAGTCTTACGTAACTTAGGATCTAGTTGCGCTAGTACATCTTCTATCGTCATTGTCATTTTTATTTTTTCCTTTTCCATATTTTAAATAAGTACATCTTCTAACGTAACAGTTCCATCTTTTGTTTTTCCAAAAACAAACTTATAAGAATTTCCCTCTTTAATATTCATATAGGCTTTAGCAAAAGATGTAGGAAACACAAGAATAGATTTTAATTCTCTAGACGTGTTTGCTAATGTCATTGAAGCCATTTTTTTTCCCTGCTTAGTTGTCCTTGATTTAAATGCAACAACAAACATTTCTTCATCTTTAAATGGCAACTGTTTATAACTTAAAAATTTAACAAGAGCACTAGAAGATTGTTTTATTTCATCAATAGGAACTGAAGATATAATCCTATTGTCATTAGCAAGAACCAAGTAAGTACGACCCGTCTCAATAGTCGTTCCTTCTTCATCAAATATACCAACACTCCCAGTTTTGTCAAGAATTTCAACTCGTGACCATCCCTTTCCTCTTTTAATTGTTTTAACCATACCCATTAAAATAAAAGAACCCTTTTCTTCAAATTCGTCAACTTGCTGAATAAAGGCATGATAGTGAGATGGAATATTAATATTAAACTCTGGCAAATTTAAATATTCGTATAAATTTTCTTTTATTTGATTATCATTACGGGGATTGTCTAAAAATGTCAATGATCCAACGGCGTTCATTGCTGCTAATGCACGACTGTTTACCCCGTTACCTTTAGTAAAAGTGAAGTCTTCTACATCTTTATAGGTTTTAAAAGGTCTTGCAGCAATATATTTGTCTGCTATTTTATCTGATATATATTTAATTGCAGTTAACCCAAATCGAATTCCTTTTCCTTCAATTTGAAAGTCTTTACCAGAATCATTAATATGTGGAAGTTTAATAGGAATACCCATGCGTTTTGCTTCAATTAAATATTCAGTTCTATTGTCAGGATTTTTTTCATTTTTTAATAATGCAAACATAAACTCAAGAGGGTAGTAATATTTTAGCCACGCCGTCCAATACGAGAGAGTAGAGTAAGCGACTGCATGGCTCTTATTGAACGAGTATCCCGCATGCGCCTCAAAGTCATGCCATAAATCACGAGCCTGATTGGGAGTAATATAGGCAGAAGCACCAGTAATAAAACGTTCTTTATAAATGTCGAACTCTTTGGCGTCTTTCTTTTTTCCAATAATTTTTCTGACTTTATCGGCTTCAGACATTGACATTTGTCCAAGGTGTACGCATGCTTGCATAACTTGCTCTTGATAAAGAATGCAGCCATAAGTATCCTCCGTGTAAGGTTTTAATATCTGATGTAAATATGATACAGCCTGTTTTCCATGTTTTCTTGCAACATAGTCTTTTCCGATAGTGTTCATTGCTCCTGGCCTAACAAGAGCATTTGATGCTGCTAATTCATTAAGATTTTTTACCCCCATTTTAACAATTAAGTTAGTGTAGGGTGTTGCTTCGCATTGAAAAATTCCTTTAGTATGCCCATCTGAAATCATTTCATACACCTTAGAATCTTCCATGTCTATCTCAAGTGGATTAATTTTAACAAAATGATTTTTTTCAATCATCTTAATAGTGTCATCTAAAACACTTAAAGTTTTTAGTCCTAGGGCATCAATTTTAATTAAGCCTATTTTTTCTGCTTCTTCCATATCTACCCCAACAACTGGTATGCGATTTTCTGATCCTGGAGAAGATCTTGTTTCTAATGGAGCATGTTTAAAAATTGGCTCTTTGCTAGTAACAATTCCGGCAGCATGAATTCCAGTGCCCCTAATGCGCCCACGCAATTGTTCTCCGTAAACTTCTACTTCTGGATACTTCTCTCTAAACTCTAATGTAGATCTAGAGTTACAAAAATCATCCCAGGTATCTACTGTTTTTAAAATTTTGTTTACATCTGATAATGGAATATTAAGAACTCTAGAAACATCACGAACAATTCCTTTTCCTGTAAATTCTAAAAATGTTGCAATAGAAGCCACATGCCTGTATTGTCTAACAAGATAATCTTTTACTTCTTCTCTTCTAGAATCTTGAATATCTGTGTCAATATCTGGAAAGTCATTACGTTCTGGATTGATAAATCGAAAGAATAAAAGCCCATGCTCTATTGGATCAATTTCTGTAATTCCAATTAAATAACAAAGTAAAGAGCCAGCAGAAGATCCACGACCTGGACCAACTCTAATGCTTTCTTTTTTTGCCCAATTAATCATGTTGCTTACAACAAGAAAATAGGGAGCAAATTTTTTATCTCTAATAATTGATAGTTCTTCATCAAGTCTTTGTTCATATATATCATTACCAAGCCAACTACTAGTTAAACGTTTTTCTTCTAATCCAGCAAATGCCAAATTTGCCAACTCCTGATCTGGATTTTTATATTGAACTGGCAATAAATTTAAATGTTCTTTAATGTCATAGTCTTCTATTTTATTCATAATTTCAATAGTTGAATCAAACATGTCTGTTCTTGTAAACATTTGTTTTTGCATTTCTTCTAACATTTCTGTTCCACTTAGCAAGTGAATGTTAAACTTGTTAAAACTCATTTGTCTGTCTTTGCCATACAAATAATCAAGTTTTGTCATCATGTCATTATATTTTTTGGATTTTTCATAAGTAACATTTTTTTCTAATTTTGCATGAGTATTTAAAATTAATTTTAACTCTTGTATTTCTTTTTGACTTTTATCTGAATGATGACAATCTGGGGTAACAACAATCTTAATGCCAAACTCATCTGCCAAATCCATTAAATGCATATTTACTTGTTGCGGGTTATGTGGCATCACCTCAATGTAATAGTCATCTTTAAATGTATCTTTAAACCATTTTATATATTTTTTGGCTTTTGCAAATTCTTCAAGTTCTACTGCCTTGGTAACAATTCCACTTAAACATCCTGACGTAACAATAATTCCTTCTTTGTATTTTTCCAATGTTTCAAAATCAAACCTTGGTTTTCTAAAGTAACCTTCAGTCCATGCAATTTCGTTAATTTTGTTAAGATTTTCTAAACCTTGCTTATTCTTGGCTAGAAGAACTATATGATTGTATACATTATCTAGTGGATCTTTTCTTTCCGCCCTGTCTCTTTTGTCAAAGCGGTCAGCACACATATAGCCTTCTATGCCAAGAATTGGTTTTATCCCTTTTTCTTTTGCAATGCGATAGAACTCACGATGCCCAGATAGAGTGCCATGATCCGTGATTGCCAGTGCTGGCATACCAAGAGTCACGGCACGTTCTAAATATTCTTCTGGCGTAGCAACACCATCCATTAACGAATAGTGTGTATGTACGTGTAGTCCTACGTAATTCATACTACCAATCAGTATTTGTTGCTGAAGTTACTGATGGTGAATCAAAGCCAAGATAAAAACTTTCTTGCTCTGCATATGGAATCCGACGTAAAGCCATCTCAAGTGGATAAGGTGCTAGCCCTTCCCAATTAAATGGTTCTTTATCTGGAGCAGACGGAATCATAGTATAACTAGTTTCTGTACTTTGTCCATTACGTTTAAGTTTCCAAGTTAGGTTTGAGATGCTTCCTGTTTCTAAAGCAAACTCACGAATTGTATTAAATGATGACTGCTTGCTAACACCCATTGACCAAATTGCTACGTATGGTGGTTCAATACCATCATCTACTAAAACGTTGCAATAAAAACGAAGGCGTGCTCTCCAGCCAGCCTTTGGATCTTTTCTGTGCATCTCTTCTGCCCAGTCACGGCCTTCGGAATCCATCGTGTCTACAGCCTTGCGCTTGTAATCTTTTGGATTAACATGTTCTTTTACAACAAGAGCAAGACCACGATCTGCATTATAACTTGCAGAATCCTCATCTAGTTCTTCTATAAAACGAATTTTAACTGATTGTCCATCAGCCAATTTAAGCCAACGAACTTTTGGTGTATCTGATTTTGGTTTGTCGAGCAGGGCGTTGATATTTTTTAGTCCCTTAATAACGCTCATATGTTTCTCCTTTGTGTTTTGTGTATTTAGTTTAGCATAAGCGATATAGATTTGTCAAACTGAAATTCTAAATTTCTGATTGCATTATCATCCATATCGCCTATGTCTTTATATTCTATATTAAGTTGTATTACGGAGACACGAGATTTTAATTTTTCAACTATTCTCTCTTTCATGTTCCCCCCTGCTTCATCATTATCTGCAATAACAATAATGTTATTGAAATATTTTTGAAGCAAATCTATTTGTGTATTTGATACATTAGCCCCTAGGGTAGCAACTGCAGCAAAGCCAACTTGGTCTAGTCTAATTGCATCAAAAGAGGATTCTACCACATAAACTTTTTCTGATGCTTTTACTTTATGAAGATTAAAAAGTGTCTTTGCTTTTGGAAGTTTTGGGGTATTTTTAAAATCTTTGCCTTCAATAGATCTTCCAACAAAACCAACTGCTAATCCGTCTGGTGAATGAACTGGAACAGTAACCATATCTTGTTTTTCCGAATAGCCTAAGTTAAATTTAACAATTGATTCTTTTGTTATTTTTCTACTTTCATAATAAGACATAGCCCTTGGTGAAATCAATGCATGATTATTCAATCTTTTAATAATTAATTCATCAAAAGCAACATAATCTGGAACATCTACAAGGGCTTTATTAACAAATTGTTCAATGTTTGTTTCTTTCCCTTTGCTTGCAATAAATCTAACCGCTTCAAAATAAGTTCTATTTGTGGCAGTCATTACTAATTCAACTAAGTCTTTGGTTTCTTGACAAGAAAAGCAAAAAAAGGTTCCTCTTGTTTTTGACACTTCCCCTGCAGGAGTCCTAAAGTTGTTATGATATGGACAAAATATCATAAAGTCATTATCCATTTCTGACTCTATATTAATGCCAGATCCGTCTAACACTCTTTTTACTTGATCTTCGCTATATAAATCTATTTTATTATTTGCCACTTAAATCCTCAAAATCTTTATACTTATAGTATCCTTTGTCAAAATCTGCTTGAACTAAAAACTCTCCCATAAAACCATTTCTATTTTTTCTAAAAGCACATTCAATAATATCACTATTTGCTGCTCGGCCTAGCGCTAGCACCCAATCTGCATCATAAGCAATCTGTCTAGACCAAGCAGTCTGGCCTAATGTTGGTACTGTATTGAGGTTTGTAACATCATCAGGAGTGGCTGATGAGATAGCAATAATAGGGACCTCTTCACCAATTGCCATAAGTTTTAACTCTCTTGAAAGATTTTTCATTCTTACTGTTTCGTTATCAGATTTTTGATTTGGAGACATTAATTGCAAATAATCCACAATAACAAAATCTGGCTTATACTGATCAATCTTTCCACGAACAACTGAAGGATTTACTTCTCCCCCGCTATCATTTGAAATAATGTGAAACTCTGGTTTTCCAACTAAGTTTTTTTCATGCCATGACTTTAGCATGTCTAATTCAATTTCACCATTGCTTATTTTTCTGTGTGACCAAACACCTTGGCCCATAATGGTGTATACACGATTTCTAACCTCTACTTCTGACATTTCTAAACTTATTACTAGTGGAGACTTTCCTTGTTTCCATGCTTGTACCGCAAAATAAAGAGCAAGCCAAGATTTGCCAATTCCTGGATACGCAAGGAAAACACCAAGTTGGCCTGGCATAATTCCAGATGGAAGGTAGTTGTCAAATCCTGGCAAACCTGTTTTAATTCCAACCGATCCTAGTTCTTTCATTTTTTGCACATTGGTAAAATAGGCAACGGCAGAATCTAAATCTGTGGCATCAATATCTCTAATTGCAGCAACATTCTTTTTTAACTCTGATGTTTTATTAATCAATCCTGTTAGGGCTATGTCTCCATTCCCACCCTGAACATCAGTTGCAGCAGATCTTAAAATATCTTTTAGACTATCGGTTAGATATTCTGCCTGCAATTCTTCTAAGTGATATTTAGTTGCACCAACATTCTCTATTGTTTGAAAATCTCTAAATTTTTCAACAACCAGTGACTCGGGAGGGACCGCAGTATTAGCCTCATAATATTTTCTTATAAATAGCCAAAGGTCTGTATGTGTTTTTAAAAGATTTTCAACATTAGCCTGCAAAAGAACATGCATTTGTTTATCTTTAAGAAGTGCCGATATAAGTTTAGATTCTGTGTTATTCACTTAACCACTCCTTTGCAAGTCTTTTACGCTCTTCACGTTCTTCATCATCTTTAATTTTATTTAACTTTGCTTGAAGTATTTTTTCTGCATTATATGCAAAATAATTCCAAGAAGGGGCCAGAGCAATATCAAAATAATACTGAAGTAAATCATAGCACTGTCCAATTCCGTAGGACTCTATTAAAGCGTCAGAGGCCCACTGCTCAACATTTAAATTTAACGATGCCTTTTGCTCATACTTTGCCGTATGCAACTTATTGTACCTACTTAGCAAAGCCATTCGGTCTTTGCGTTCAGCCACTATACGTCTATTTCTGCTTTGGCTTCGTTAAGTTTATCAGTTAATTTATCTTCAACAAATTTATAAACTCTTTCAAAAGCCTGATCCGTATTTTCCCCATCACGTCTACTATCTACTACGCCAAGATCAAGCCTTAGTGATTGAAAATTTCCAAGGTTTAGCGTATATCCCAATGTTACTGATACTTTGGTTGGTTCATTTATTGCTACAGGATTGTTATCTGACACTTTGTTACCCCTTTCAATTTAACTATCTTATTGATTCATTCCAAATAGGAATAAATCTTCCATCTTCAGTTTTCGTATATGTAAGTATACCATCGCCCATTTTTCTTGTCAACTCTTGTTTTGTGGGAGTCATATTGTTTGTAATTAATCCATCCTTTCGAGGTTGGCCAATATGTATACTTGCAAGTATATCACGTATCTCTTTTACTTGCGATTCAGAATAATATGCTCTTATTTGATATCCACGTTTTCCATTTTCAGAACAACCAAGTGGTGGAGGAATGACTCCTCGTTTTATTAAACTTGGCATATATTTTCTATGCCTATTGACAAGTTTAGCGGTCTCTGCTATAGTGTATGCCTTTTCTCTATTTTTTTTAAAATCCAAAATAAAACAAAGTTCAATTTTATTTTTAACAATATTATAAATAGCAACAGTTCCATCTGATCTATTATAGTGATGAATTCTAACTAAGTCTTTATTTAAAAACCAAACAGAGCCACTACCTTTTATTACAGATGATTGATTATATTCTTGGCCCTCAATTTTTCCTTTTGCAGTAGCCATAGCCCCTCACTTGATGTTGACGGTGGATTATAAAATTTTCTAGTCCCGCATTTTAAGCAAAATGTTTCTAAATGTTGTTCTTGACTATATAGTCGATCAACGAACATTCTATTTTTACATTTTGGGCATTTAATCATTAATTTGGAATGCCTACAATAATAAGATTTACCCATACCGATAAATCTCCAGATGCTCCAAATTTTACGCTCCCCTCTACACGAGAAGTTGTAATATTTTTTAAAATTATAGACACATTTTTTCCTGCTGGAGTATTTCCTACGTTGACTGGGGTTGCAGTAACAATTGGAGCATACTTAAAGTTAGTGCTAAAGTTATAAAAAAAGTCTTTTTCTGTTGTTGGTGTCACAGTTGTATTGTTAAAAATTTCAACTCGGCCAGCAACTACTCTCAATTCTGAAGTTTTTACGTTTGATTTGTCTGATCCAACTGTGTCTACTGTTGCGTAATTAGAGGTTGTTGAAGAAACTTCTGACGCAAGATCATTTACGGCTTCAGCCAATTGATAAATGTAAGTTACATCTAGAGGCTGTCCTCTTTCTGGCAATGGTATTTTTGACATTTTTTCTCCTTTTACTAGTATATCAGGTTAAACTTTTTAAATCACTAATTAAATACGTGGCTGCATTAAATGGTCCTTTTAATATTGTCACTTTTTGTACTCTAATTTTAACGTGACTTGGAGCAGAAACACCATATGGATAAGAAATAGAATAACTTGTCCCTGTAGATTTTCCAACCCAAATCCAATTACTTAAAATGCTATTTGTTGTCCATTGAACATAAATGTCAAATTCTTTAATTGAGGCTTGTTCTGTTTGTAATATTTTTTCTGCATCTGTTGGGTTGGCAATTAATAAGGCTGGCATTGTCCACGAAGCATTAACTATGTGTGAATTAGTATCAACGCTAACGTTATGCGGAATATTTGTAGTTTCTGGACTACTTGGATTAAAACCAGTTTCAGTAAATGTATTTTGTATTGTCATTTGTTTTATTGGAGACCAATGTGAAAATCTGTTTTTGTCTTCTGATAATATACGATATCTTAGCGTGTAAGTTAAGTTTGTGTTATCGCCCAACGTTGGAGGAAGGTCTGATGATCTTATAATACTTTGTTTAATTCCTGGGTCTACCATTACCCAACCCCAATGGAAAATTTAAACTCTACATAGTTACTTGTGTTTGAAGATTTAATAATTGTTGTGGCATTGTCATTCTGAACAACGGAATACCCTACCAGGCCATAAAGCGGATTTGGTGTATTTAGGTTCTCAAGTCTTAAGGCATCCAAAACAACATAAAAGTCATCAGATGCGGTGCCACCATCAACAACTGATACATAGATATTAATTGTGTCGGCAGTTGCCCAAGTAAAATTTGATGTAGTGTAAAGTTCTTGTTTTTGTTTTTTTACAATGCAATATCTATTGTTTGCAAAATCTTGTTGTCCAGAACCACTGCCATTGGCAACAGTTGCCTCAAATCTAGAAAATTTAGTTTCATCACTACTACTAATAAACTCAACAATAATTTTAACTGTGTCTGGAACTGCTACAGAATCTCCGTCTTTATTTATTACAGAAAATGCTAGGCTTAATTCATCCGATGGAGCATTCTTGGAAAGATCTAAAGATATTCCACTTGTTCTGATGTGTTCAGGGTCATTTCCTACAACTAGATGCCCACCTGAACTTGTCATTATAGAAGAATCTCCACGCATTGCAATAATATTATTATAATACCTGCAACGTTCATACCTTGCTGCTCTATTTGCATTATAAAATATTTTATTGTCTGCGTTAGTTTCAAAAATTTTTGAGGCTGTCTCAATTACGTTGTCTGACAATGTTCCGTCTAATGGCTGAATAATTCTTTCAATATCTACGGTTGCGCTTGGAGAAACATGCTGCCAGTTTTCTGTTTGTGTAAAAGTTAGCAAAGTTCGACTGTCATAGGAAGCAGCATAAGGGTTTGACCCAGCAGAATAAATACCAATTTCAGAAATCTCATACCTTTCTTCTGTTGGCAATTCTGCTGTTAATACCAACTTGGACTGTCCGTCTTCTACAACATACCCTCTTGAACTTATTGGTACACGAAACATTTCAAAATCTAGATTTTCTTTTGCAGAGTAGTCTGGTGGGCTATCAAACGTATCTAAAGGCTTTGCCCCGCAGCCGAGAGCCATATATGAGGCATAGGCTGGAGTTTGTCCCAGTAAATATTTTGCAATAATGTATTTGCCAGTATTGGTTATCATGACTCTCCCGCTTCAAGCACTATAGTATATATTGTACCACTTATGCTTAATTGAACTTCTACTTGCTCGTCTATATCCAAATTTATTAAATCAATAACAATATCTTGGCTATCATTTAAATATACATTTTCTCCATTTGCTCCGCCACCAACATATGGTATTTTGTTTTCTAATTTAATACCAAAATTAGAAAAATATTTATCTGAAGTATTTTGTAGGCTTAGTAGGCGCTTTGAAGAAAATTCTTGATTTAAAGATGTTAAATTTTTAATCAACTGATTAGGAACATAGTCTCCTGAAATTATGTCATGTCTAGACATAGACAAAAGTTCCTGTCCTCCAATGTCTTCAAATAAGATGTCAATTAAAGTTGTGGCTGGCAAAGTCTCGTCATCAAATAAAATTACTTCTGGGTTAGCAATTTTTACCTTGTAGGTAGTGGGTGGTGGTGGAGGGGGAGGTGGTAAATTTATTGGAACTGCTGTAACTATCGGTGTAAAAATAATTCCAGGATTTCCTGAAAATGGGCCCTGTATCACTTCTGGACCTTTAACTGGAGGGATTGGCTCTTCAACTGGCGCAGAGGCCTGTCCAGGCAAATTTACTTTTGTTCCAGACCAAATCATATTTCCATTTTTATATTTTGGATCTGAAGTAAATTTAGGATTTAAATCTTTTAATTCTTGTAAAGATATACCAGCATCTACAGCAATTTTTGAAAGAGTGTCTCCTTTTTGAACTGTATATTTTTCTACTTTGGGTGGGGGAGTAGCGGGAGCATAAGTTTTTGCAGCAGCATGTCTTTCCCAGTTTTGAGAGTCTGTAGGCAAGATTACACCTCCGCCATATATAATGTCATATTTGGACCGCTTCCATTTCTTTTATAATCTATATTGTAAATAACAAACTGCTTATCGGGGTTTGAAATTAAATCTACCCCATCTTTATTGTAATCAATTTGAACTATATCTCCTAATTGAAGAATTGGCAATGAAAATATTTCTGCGCCAACAAGTTTTTTAGATTTCATAGATTTTTCAATAATCCATCCTAAAATATTCTCAGCATCTGAAGATGTTTGGATATATGGACTTTCTAAAGTAAAACTACTAATGCCATGATTTATTCTGCTTTGTTTAATCTGGTTATAATCTTGAATACTTACTAACTCAGACCTAACTGTGGTGTTGTCTAAATTATTTAACTCAGAAAAATTTGATTTTTTGTTAAAATAATCATCTACAGATAACGTATATGTTGTGTCTTGTGTAAATGCTATTCCTTGAATTTTTAAAGAATTTCCTCCAGTTCCATCTAGAAAAAGCGCAGAGTCTGTTGCATTAAATACTAAAAATTCTGCTCCATAGGAGTCTGCTTGAAAACCAGAAACAACATATCCTTTTATTGTGCTTGTAGTGGGAGACATTTTTGCATATAATGCTGGGTATGCTTTGTCATACTTTATATTAAAAGATGCAACCTCTCTAAAAATAGAACCAAACTCATCATAATACATGTTATATCTTGGTGGCTCTAAACTAGATATTCCACTTAAGTATGTAGATTGAACAATTCCACTCATTGCATATTTTCTTAATGCTGAATTGGCGTTAACTTGATTTGCCCCAAATACTGAAGATATAGAGTCCGTAACATTAAATACTGTGTTTTGAGAATAATTTTCCCCTAAAGCATAAATATTTTCAAACATGCATTTTGAAGATCCTCTTACAAAAAGAGAAATGTTATTATATATAGGCAGTGGATCTGTGTCGTCAACTATACCAATTAACTTATTATTAATATATAAATAAAATTTTCTTGTTGTTCCGACATTTGAATACTCAACTGCTAAATCATATACGGTTGGATTTTCTTCTCCAGATTTCCTATACTGGCCAGTAAATTTGCCATCATCTACCAAAACATTAGTTAGCCCTGACCAAAGTTTTATTGGTATAGCATTTCCAGAACTATCTTTTTTAATTTTATAAAAAACAACGTTTGAGATATTATTTTCAGATGACCCGTCTGACTTAATTTTTAAGTATGATTCAATATTTTTTTCTGTTAAAGCAACTATTTCAAAATAATATCCATTATTTGTTTCTGGGTTAATCATAACGCCAAGGCCACCAGAGCCTCCGCCAATACTTGAGTTTTGATTTGGCTGTGTTGTTGGCACTTGATAATATGCCGAACTGCCAATCGGGGTCTGAAGTCTATCTTCATTGCTTCCCTGATTTCCAATAATTCTTATTCTAGTTCCAAAATGTTTATAGGAATTATTTAAGGGCTTGTATACATAAGATACAAAGTCTATAGGGATATCTGTAGAGGTAAATGACGGACCAGCCATGACTAAGGCTGATGACTGAAGAGTTCCACTTTGAGTTGCTTGTAAATTATTTAATTCTGTCTCTGTTAAATAATTACTTGCCATAAAATTTCTTATTACGCCATTTCTTGAAGATTTTTTAGCGAGGGCATTATTAACACCAGCGGCACCTTCTGTAAGGCTTAAAGGATATTCAATTGTTGAATTGGTGGTAAACAGATATTCCGATTTCATGCTACATCCACGAAGATACGTTTCTTCAGTCCAGTGGCTTGCTACCCCCGCTGTATGCTCACTAATTACCGTTCCAAATTGTCCTCTGCCATGTTCAAAAACTGGACCATTCTTTATTCTTATTTCTCCATCTACTGTTTCGTAGTATGGATTTGCTAAAATTCTAATCAACCCAGTAGGATATATTTTTCCATTAAACGGAAGAGATCCCATGTACTCTTGATACTCTTGATTATTTGATATCCAAACATTTCCAGTTCCAGTTATGTTAAATTGAACAGCGTCATATTTAATGATTTCTCCATTAGAATAAAAATATCCTTTATGTTTTGTTATCCAATAAACATTTTCTCCAAGATCTACAACATTGTTTATAATAACCCCATTGAAAACTGATGGTAAAGATGCTGGTAAATTAGAGTTAATTGGCATAGCCCCAAGTACAAGGCTAGACTGTTTTTCTACTTGTGAATTTATTGTTTTTGGTCTATCTTCTCCAGATGCCTCCCAAAGCAACGAGGGCTTATATATCCATGTTTTTTCTTTATCAATTAAAGTGCTTTGCTTAACAGAGCCATAAGATCTTTGTATGTATCTTTGAGTATAATTTATTTTCCCATCATTGTATATTTTTTTATCGTTTGATGATATAGAAATAATATTGGGCAATTCTAATGAGGACTGTTTGTTTTTAATTGGACCAAAATTTAATTGATTATCTGTGCCGATTAACGTAAAAGATGAATCTCGCTCTCCAGCATTTGGCATTATATAGTTTTTACTCATAACAACAAAGTTATTGTATTCATCAAAAAACATTGCAGTCTGAGTTGAAACTGCCAATTCATTTAAGACTTGAGCAATAGTTTGATTTGGAGCAATAAAGAAAAAAGGAATAGTTGGATCTTTTTCTAATCCTATTCTTTTAAATGTATAATTTGAAAATCCTACTGAGTCTAATAATGTTGATATTGCAAAACTTAAAGAAACATTTGTCAAAAGCATTCTTGGTGCCGTTTGAGATTCAAAGTAAAAATAAAAATCACGTAATTCAATTGAGACTAAAGATCCGTCATCGCTTGCTTGTGGAAAGTTATCCGAGTATAATGTTTTTATTGGTACAAAATAGTTAACGGTTAAATCATCGTTATAGATATTTTCATAAAAAACAAATTTAATGTTTTTATTTAAATAATTTTTTATAATACTATTTTCATTGTTTTCATTAAAGGCTAATTCATCGTCAAAAATAGAAACAGTTCCGTTTGATGCAAGTAGTTGCCCTACTGGGATAGCCCCCTGAGACATATCTGACATTGTTTTTGTTATTGAAAAATCTAAAATATTATTTGAAATATTCACAGCAAGTCTTGGAGATATTTCAATTAAGTCAAAAGTTGAATCAAATTTGTTCATTGATAAAACTACTATTCTTATTCCGTCAATGTAGTCAAATTCATTATAAAAAAATGTACCGTCACTATTAGTGGTCTTTAATGGATTAGAAATTTTTGTAACAAATGCAGTTTCACTGTTAACTGTTTCAGATTTTAAAAACCACTCATTGTTTAAATATGACAATTCTAGATATCCATCTGCACCAATAATATCAGAACCATCCGCTCTTCTATCATTTTGATTAATGTTTAAAATGTCTATCCAATTATTATTTTTTAAAATTTGTATTTTAAATTTACTTGGAACAGTTTTATTTTCATTACCATAAAAAGGGCTTGGTCCTGTTCCAACAATATCTTGAAAATTTCCTGGATCATTTTGCCCTACATTGGTTTGCATTTTTACTACAATTCTATTACAGGGAACTTTTTCTTTATAGACTACAAATGGACAAGAGTCTTCTATATAGTTAATTCCATTAACTTTTTTATTTGCAATTCCTCTTTCAATTTCATTTTCTTTTCTATAAGATGTCCAGTATTTAAAAATATCGTTTCTTGATGACATATAATACCTCGGAGCATTGTCTCCAAACATGACATTTGTTGGTATATATTTTTTAGCAAAAAAAGACATTTTATTAATGCCAGATCTTGGCCTAAAAGGTTTAATACAATCCTCTAAAGAGTAATATAAAGATCTTTTTTGGTCTAAAGATTTAAATAATTGAGGAGTGTCGTCAGTGTTGTACGTATTTTGTATTTGCTCATAAGACAATTCTGCATCTGTATAATAGTCTCCGCCATCTTCTAAATCAAAAGTATTTGGAATGTTTTTATAAATACTAGAAACATCTAGTGGTCTGTACCTGTAGTTTCCTATTTTTTTAACATTTCCAGGGACATTCATGTTCCATTCAGCAATAACAATTGACTTTAAAGAAATGTCACTAGATGTTTTTAAATATTCTACAAGGTCGCTATTGCTAAACACTTTAAACCTCTTCTAGCGTTAAGTTAATGTTCCATAGATCATGAATAACTGTTCCTCTTTTTACTACAGAGTAAGAAAAATCCCTAAAATACATTTGAACAATTTGATTATATTTAGTCCTATCATCGTATCTATCATATGCTAAATAAACCCAGAATGGGCCTTTGTGATTTTCATACCATCCCAATAACTCTAGTCCCCCTGCACCACCATCGACGGTGTATTCGGAGGTAGTGTTCTTAAAAGATGTTATTCCTGATGAATCAAATGATGGGTTATCTGCATATGCTTTTGATGGCAGCATTTGCCAAGATGTTGACAAACTAATTTTATCTGCTATATTATAGGCTCTCATATTTCCATTAATCATTCTTTCTTTTTTTTGTATTCTTTCTTGACTAAAGGCTAGTTCTGCTCTATTATGATCTGACAAAATTAAAAATGTATTTTGGTCTTCTGTTGGGACCCCTGTTAAATTTGATCCAATTTCATATCCATCGGGATAATAAAATCCATTAGATAGGGTTCCTGGATTATCAGACCAAAGCATGGCTTGTGGAAGGCCATATTTACGTCTACCTGTTAAATATGCTGCATTGGCCATTAGTATGTATTCCCCCTCAATCTTCTAGCATCCATGTGTCTAATTTGCGTAATTACTGTTCTTGCAATATCGTCTGGACTTGCAGAAGTTCCATTTACTCCTACATTTAAACTATAATTATACACTGAACTGCTCCTGTTATTTGCTGAATTATTGCTAACCATATTTACCACAGGGTTTCCACCAAGGGACATACTTCCTGGATATTTAGATTCATTCATCCTTTCTAACAGTGGGCCAAATTTTTGTGAAGCAGCCCTATTCATGACAAATTCTCCTGGAGTGAGCATGGTAGGAACTTTATCTAACATTCCACTTCCAGAAACAACGCCTCCATACATTTTCCCTGGGACCTTAACTGTTGTTCCGTTAAAGATTGTATTTCCATTATTATATTTAGGATTGCTGGTTAGTACTGGGTTTATGGCAAGTAATTCTTTTACGGTTGTATTGTTCGCCTTAGCAATACTGGATAATGTTTGTCCGCTTTTGGCTGTAACGCTTATAAGGTTTGTTTTGGCTGGGGGTTTGTCTTCTGCTTTTTTGTCTTCTGCTTTTTTGTCTACACCTTTATCCTTTGGGTCTTCAACTGCTCCTGTAATGGCTCCTAGGTCTGCTGATGTTTTACTTCCCAGAGATGCCCATAGAATTGCCATTCTTTTTAAAACTTCTTCTGATCTTTTTAATGCCTCGGTATAATCGTCAGTGTTAACTTCTGCACTTTTAATAGCAAGTTCTGCCTCTGCATATTTTAATCTTGATTTTTCAATAAGTTTTATTTCATTATCAAGTAGTCCTTGTGCTTTTGCTAACTCCCCAACTTTTAGGTCATAGTTTTTATCTTGAAGCACTACAATTTCTGCTGTAACAACTTTCTGCTTTTGTTCTAAAGAATATATGTCTTGTCCCAAAGTATAAATCTTTTCTTCAATTTGAAGTTTAGATAATCCGCCTGTTGACCTTAAAGCATTTATTTCATTAGTTTGGGCAATTTCTAGAGCATTTAAACTTTCCTCTTTTGCATAAGTTTGTTCTTGACTTCTAATGTCTTGCACTATCTGGGCTGCTTGTGAAATATCTCCACTTGTTAATGCATCAGCAAGAGAAATTTTAGCCTTTTGTTGATCTGCAATTCTTGAATTAATTGAATAAACTTGCTCCAAGGCCTCTCTTTGTTTATCATATTTTTCAGTTATTGTTGAGGCTGTTTTTTCTATTAGCGATAAATCATAATTTAATTCTGTAATTTCGTTTTGAAGTTTTTGAATTGGTCTGTCATAAGTCATCTCAGAGTAGCGTTGTTTGGCCTCTATTGCTTTTTCGTTTGCTTCAATTAAACCATTTACTCTATCAATTTCTGGTTGATATTTAGCCTTTGCTTGTCTTTCTTGAACGTCAAGCATTTCATTAATTTTATCCATGTCGTCACGGAATGCTCTAATTGGATCGTTTGCCCTTGCCGTTCCTTTTACCGCTATTTCTGCATCTTGATATAATTTTATTAATTCTTTTAATTCTTTTATATCTTTTACACGAGAAATAGCCACAGCAAAGTTTGCATCAGCGACTAACTCTAAAGCCTGGGCTTGATCCATTCCTGCTGCAGTTAATTTTACAAAAGCAGTTCTTTGTGCTTTTGCTCCTTCTATTGCATTAACTTGTTGGGCAGCAAATGATCCCAACTGTTTCTCATCAAAGGCCTTTTGAGCAGCCTTGCCTAATGCAGTAACTGCAACTGTTCCATCTTTTGCTACTTTAATTAATTTATTTTGTATTGCTTTTTCTAGTCCGCCGACCCAATCAATAAAGTCTGTATTTGCTCCAGCCTTGGCTAATTGTTGATCAAGGCCATTAAATATTTTAATATCTTTGTTTTTACCAAGAATACGCATAAGTTCTGGAGCGCCACCCTCAGCATTAATTTTTGAATTTCTTGTACGTTTTAAATCAGTCAATATAGAATCGTATGGGGTACTTTGTCTTGTGCCTGTGTTAACAGTAGTGGCAGGTGCAGTTTGTGGAGGAACTACTCCTGTTTCAACCGCTGATTTTGCTACGTCATTTGCATATTCCTTAATCATCTGTGCACTGGTTAGATTTTTCCCTGCAAATTCAGCCCCACCAAATTGATATGTTTTTCCATTAGCGTCTGTTTCTGTTTTGTTCTGAGGAAGCCAAGCCTTGTAGTCATCGCCATTAATAACTGTTTCTACATCTGCATTATAAATTAAAGAAATTGTTTTTGTGTATATCTTTTTATCATCATCCCCTTTAAGTGTCTTAAAATATTCTTCATCAATTTGCCCTTTAAGGCGATAATCAATATCGTATACAACGTCTAGTGTAATATTTTTTGCACTTTGTAATTCTTCCCATGTCGTTAAAAATTGTTCTGCAAGGCCTTTGTTTTTCATATAAAAATCTATTGCAACATCTGCATCAAGGATGCCTCCAAACTGTCCAATTGCGCCGACAAGGTCAATAATTCTTTGTGCGTCTTGATCTGTTTTTGCTGCACTAATAGCAACAAGAACCTCAGTCTTTAGTTGTTCGTTTGCAACCCCTTGTTTGTCTGTAATTAATCCTAATATGGTAGATACGTCTGATCCTAATTTTGGTCTATTAACAAGGATATCTGCAATTAATTTTGTTTCTTTTTCTTTGCCCTCAAACATTCCAAAAAGACTTGTGACTTCGCTAGGCTTTAAAGTTTTACTGCTTATTTGTAAGTTAATTAAAGCCTCTTGCTCACGAGATATTCCTGTTTTACGAGCATTACCCAATAACGCTTGAGCAGAGTCAACATACTTTGATTCATTGGTGCCTTTATATGCATCTTTAGCATCTTGCTTAATACCATTTAAAAGTGCTTCTTGCCCTGATCCTGCGTTTTTATAGATATCCATTATTTGCGTATTTAACTCTAGGCCTTTTGCATCAAGAGCATTTTTTTCTTTTGTATATTGCAATTGTAATTCATATGCTTTTGCAGTATCTCCTGCAGCCTTTGCTTCTTTAATTCTTTTTTCAAAAGAAACTGTTAGAGCGTCTTGTAATTGAGACTGAACCTGTAGTGCAGTTTCCATGTCTGCTACCAATGCTCCTGCTAACGCACCAGTAACTTTACTTTTACTTTTTTGTACTGCATATCCTATTCCTGCGCCGATTGCAGCACCAACAACTAAACCAACAGCAGTGCCAACAACTGGAACTGCAGAACCAATAAGTGCGCCAGTCGCTGCTCCCCCTGCTGCTAAGGATCCAGTGCCTGCTATTTGTATTTTCTTCTGTGATGCAAAGTTACCAATTTTATTATTACCAAATGCGTTTGCACTATTTGCAACTTTGTTTTGTTGGTCTTGAATCATTTTTGCTCTAATTTCTATTCCGTTTGTTAATATATTTTTTCCATCTGGACCCAATAATTCTGTCAAATTAGCAGTAACCTGTAAGCCTAGACTCATATTTCCAAGTTCGTCTGCAAGATTTACAGCAATACTTTTTGCTTGATCTGCAGTAAGAGCCCCCGCCAATACGCTTGTTGAAAGTTGAGATGTTAGATCTTGAACACTTGTTTGAATATTTCCATTTTTGCTAGATATTTGTTTTGCAAAAGATTCTGCAAGGGCTTTGCCATCTTCTGTTTGTACAAACGCTCCACCAAAAGTGGTTTTACCAGCAGCAGTTTGAGTAAGAGCAAATTTTTGAGATCTACGTCGATCCATAATTTCTGAAGCAGTTACTTTATTACTAAACTTAGCATACTTATCTATTGCTTGAGAACTAGCACCTGTGGCCTTGTTCATTTCTATTGCTTCTTTTCTTGCTTTGTCAAATTCTTTTCTTAGTAAGATTACTGTTGTTGCAACAAGAGCAGCGCTAACTGCTATTGCAGAAAATTTTCCTGTTACCATTTGGGCAGCCATGGCTAAGGCTGAAAGTCCCATCATTGCATTTCCTAAACCAGCATTTCCTGTCATGTATCCAGCCATAGAAGCGGTGCCTGCAATTCCAGCAATTGGGCCTGCAACTCTTCCAACTGACATAGATCTTTGATTTTTTATTTCTGCTTTAGTAAATTTATTTAGTTGTCTTTTATCATCAAGAGATTGTTTTGTCATTTTGTTTTCTTTTTTTTGCATTTCTATTTTAGAATCTAATTGTTTTGCTGAAATCTTCATATTCTGTTCATACTCTTTTAATTTAGCGCTTGCAGGTTTAGTACCTGAGAAAGGTATATCTAGACTGCCACCCTGAGTTTGTCCTCCAGGAATTCCTCCGTCTGCTCCAAAGATGCCAAGTCTTCCCATCCCTGGAATAAATACTTGTTTGCCTGCACGAAGTGATGATGTTGTTTTTTGAGTAAGAACTGCTTCACCTTTACCAACTGCAATCTGTCTTGTATCATTTGGTCCTCCGCCAAGCACATTAAGTGATGAGGGCTTTGCTATTCCTGTCTGACCAGTAACAACTCCAGACTTTGTGCCACCTCTCATTGCCTCAAGTAAAGCGTTATCTTCTCTGTTATATCTAGCCTGTTGATAGCGACGTATGTCTTCTATTATGGTGCTTCCTTTTCTAACAGATTGCGGACTATTTTTTGTTGTGCCAAGTAATTCTTGAGATGCCAATTGTCTAGCATTTTTACTTACTTTAAGTTTTCTTCCCCCACCACGATTTTCTCTTCCAACAATAAACTTATCCCCACTTAAAACTCCTACGTTTTTTGTGCTTGTCATCTTTCCAGTTGTTTTACTTATTTCTGGTCTGCTATATGCTGTAATATTTCCATTTGCATCAAGTCTTACCGGAATATTTAAATTTGGATCTATTTTTTGTAAATTTCGCAATACATCTACAGATGACTGTCTAGTTTTTGTTTTTTTGACAGCATCAATTACTGCGCCAATTGGAGCAGTTGAATTCATTGTAACTAAAGATTTTCCAGATTGACTAAAGGTTGTATTTGCATAAAGTTGTTTTACTGAATTTCCAAACAATCCCTTTTCAGATTTTTTAACCATACCACCAAGAATTCCAGTTTTTAAATTACCCATTCTTGAATAAATATCGCTATCTCCAATAAGTCGATTCTGAGGCAGTGGCTCAAGAGATTTAATAAGATTATTTTTCATTGTTTCTGTTACACGTGCAGCCTCTTTTGGCGATGCGCCAAGATCAATAAGTCTAGATGTCATTGTTTGTGTTGATAACGGTGATTTAATTTCTGATAGGTATTCTGATACGGGAACTTTGTTAGAAATAAGTCTAGAGTTTACTGAAGGATTTACATCAAACCCAATTGCAGAAAATGCATTTGCTTTTGTAAAACCAGCAGCCTGCATAGATGACGGGACATTTGAACCAGACAAAACTCTGTTGTCAACAGCATGTGCAAAAACAGTTTTATTTAATTGTGGAGAATTTTTAATTTGAGCATTAGGAGTTCCTTCATTAAATTCTTGTAATGTTCCATCTATCATTCCTTGAATAATTGGTTGATACGCTGGATTTTGTGAAACAGATGTTGGTAAAACTGCTTCTCCTGGAGTTAATAAAGAAGGAACAGTATCTTTATTTCCAGTTCCTGGAACGGTAGGAATACCTTTTGCATATTTCTTTGGAGTCTTTCCGCCTTTTATTACTCCTGGCCCCATCATTCCAGGATTTGCCCTAGCAAAATTGGTTGCAGCAATGGTTGCATCTAGATATGCCTGTCTTAATGCTTTAACTGCTACTGCTTCTACGGTAAATGATTGAGTAAGTTTGTTGTGTGCTTGATTTAAAGAAGTCGCAACTGTTGCTGCTTCCATTTGTTCTGAATTTAAATAATTTGTTTGTTCTGCTAAAATCTTAGTTCCACTGCTAGACTTTAAGAATCCAGCCCTCATAGTTGCAAATAGTTTAATTATATTTGCTCCAGCATTTAGAACTAAACCAAAAGTCATCAATAATACTGGACCAATTACTCCAACAAGTGTTGACGCTATGACAATAAACTTTTTAGTTCCTTCTCCAAGGTCATTAAACTTTGCTAGCATTTTTCCTAAAACTGTTGCAATTGGTGTTATCGCCTCTAAAAATGTTTTACCTATTGGAGCAATAGCAAGTTTTAATTTTTCAACAGATTCTTTAAAGTCAACCCCTATAGCATTTTCAATTGTTCCTAATTCTCGTTCTGCAAGAATAGCAAGTTCTTCAATGGAGGCATTTGTGAGTTGTAAAACCTTATTAGCCTGTGTTCCCTCTTTAGTAACGTTTTGGAATAATGTTGATAGACGTGAAAATTGGAACTTACCAAATAGTTGCTCAATAGCACGAGCACGATTAAGTGGATCTAGGGTGTCTAGTGCTTGTGCAAATCCTATTACGGTATTTTTAATATCCCCCTGATTTGCTTCAACAATTCCTTTAATATTAACACCAAAGCCAGCCAACATTTCACTAGCCTTTTTGCTTGGATTAATTAATGATGCTAGACCAGATTTTAGAGCGTTTGCGCCTTCGGATGCATTAATTCCACCCTCTTTCATAGCGGTCATAAAAAATGCTAAATCTTCAACTGATCCACCCAACTGTTTAACAACTGGTCCTGCTTTAGGCATTGCTACTGTTAAATCTTCAATAGAAAGAATTGTCTGGTTTTCAACTGCGTTAAGAAAATTTATTTTGCTTGCTAAATCTTCTGATGCTATACCAAAAGCATTTGTTACCGATATTGTTGTTTCTAATGCCTGTGCTTGTTCTACTCCGCCAAGAACTGCAAGCCTTGTTGCCTCTGCTACTTGAGCAGTTAATTCGGCCCCCATTTTACCCATTGCTGCTGCTGAGGCTGCCATCTCCATAGTTTCAGTAACGGCAACTCCATACTTTGTAAATGATTCAGCAAGTTTTTGAATGTCTCCTAGCGCCTTATTTGTTTCATCAGCAGTTGTAAACATGTCTCCATAAACACGCTTAAACTTAATCGCTTGTTTTTCAAGATCCATAAATGTTTTTGATGCTGTTGTTCCAAAATATGCAAGTGGTATTGTAAAACCTACCATTAATTGACGACCTGCCCACTGAGTGTTTTTACCAAAATTTAAAAGATTGGTAGATCCTTGCTTTAATAGTTGATTAAATAATGCTTGTTTTTGTGCTGCTAGCGCTGTTTTAGTTGCATAGTCATTCATGTCCAATGTTCTTGGAGTAATTGACATTGCCTTAATTGCTCCAGATGCATCACGACCCATTTTAATATATTGAGTCTGCATTTTCTTAACACGTTCTTCGGCTACCTTGCCAATAGTGTTAAATTCTTGTGAAAATAATTTTCCAAATGTTTTTGTAGATCCGCCTGCATAACGGAAATACTCACGCATTGAAAGTTTGTTCTTTTCAAGTGAGTGAGTAAATGATTCTGTGGAACTTCTTACTAGCCCCATTTGGGCAGTAAATTTGCCCGTAGAATTAATTGAATTTAAAAGATTTGTAGATAGATTTTTTTGCGCTGCAACAGAGGCTGCGCTGCCTTTTGATAGAGATGAATGAAAGGCTGCTAGTTGCCTCTGTAAACTTTTTAGTTCTGCTAAAGCGGCGGATGCATCTATACTTACGCCAATTTTAGCGTTTACATCAGCCATTCATTTACACCCCGTTTATTTATTCGTTATTTGCGAGTACTGTATTTAAAAGAGCATTTGCGTCTGCTAATTTAATTCCAGAGGCTGCTTCAATAATTTTATAAGTTGTTGGAAGATCTAATATTTCTTCTAACTTATCAATGTCTTTAGATAATTCAGGACTAAATTGCTCCATAGCAATTTGAGCACATTCTACAAGTAGTGTCATAGACTTATCATTATCTTCGGCTACTGCTGCGACCTGTTCGAACTTCTTCATAAATGGTCTTAACAACGAAAGTTTTAGTGGTCTAACACTAATCTTTGTTCCATCCATCAAGACAAGTTCTGTTCCTTCTGATTTTGCTGTTGGCATATACTTCCTTCCCTGTTTAGGTTGAACTTAATTATATCACAAAACCTTGTTTTTTTATACACTAATTTAGTTTTTCATAATCCAGACCCATACCAATACCAAACCCTGCCCTCTGGGCTTTATCGCCTTTATAGGTAAGAATGTCATTATCCTGTCTTCCCCCATTAAATACTTTATTTTTTAATTTAGTCCACGGGTCTTCTTCTTTTGGTTTATTTTTATCTAAGTCAATCCCCTGAATAGCAGCAAGAAATTTTCTTTCTTCATTGTCAACCTCTCTTTTTGATTGCAATATGGCCATTAATTCTGGCATAGATATAGAAGTTTCTAGTTCGTTGTAGTCTTTCCATATCCCTAGCAAAAATGCCTCTGATTCTAACTTGACTAAATCTAAATCTGCCCAAACGGATTTGTCTTCTATAATGTCTTTTGCTACAGGTTCTTTTGAATTTTTGCTAAGTTTGATTCCTGCTGCGGTATCTAATATTTCAAATATTGTTGGCATATCAAAATTATCCTCTACATCCTTTTTGTTTTTGGACCACTCGGGGTAAAACTGTTTCATACAAATTCTAATGCATTCTATTAATATGTCTGTAGCCTCTTCGTCAGTCTTTGTATTTTTTACAGATTGAAAGGTTTGCATAAATTCTCTTAAATATTTAATTTTTAAAGGGCTAATCTCAATTTCAAAATCATCAACAGTATATACATTTTTAATATCATAAACAGTGTTTGCCATAATTCCATTATATCAAAAAAAAGACCCACCAGTTTGACTAGTGGGCCCTTCTTTTCTTTATTAAGTTTTTTATGAACCTTGGACTGTACGGTCAATAATTTTTCCGTAAGATCCTGTTGCATCTTCTGGTAGAAGACGGAAAGTAACATCAAACATTGTTGCTGTGTCACGCTTTGCTGATACTGTAACATTTTCGATAGAAAGTGCACGGTATGCAACATAAACACGCTCAACGCTAGATGATTCATCACAGTCACCTGTTCCTGGACCTACTGCAATCAAAGCACGCTCTACTGGACATTCACCGATATCGCCAGAAGCGAGATTAAGTGTGCGTCCTGCAGATGATGATTTGGTGCCTGAAAGATCGTCGCCTTGTCCTGCGATTGAGAACAATAGATTTTCTAAAGTTGCCTCTGCAAAAGAAGTAGCAAGTGTTACCTGCATACCTTGTTTGTAAAGTTTTGCAACGTCAAGAATTTGGTCTACTTGAACTTCGCCGAAATCAGGTTGGAATGTGATTTCAATACCATTACTTGTATATCCTACGTTTTCAATTCCAGCAGCGATATTAGCGCTATTGGATAGAGTCGTTTTGTAAGACTCAGTTGTAACGAAAGCAGGGACAGTTCCTGGTGTTAATGTACTATCTGCTGTAAACAGTGCAGCAGCGCCAACGATAATATCGCTAGATGTACCTCTTG